CTAACAAAAATAAAGTTGGTTTAGTAAATGTATATCCTTCAGCAGTGGTATTACCTGGACTATCATCATCAAAGAATCCAAATCTAAAGTGACTACTTAAAGCAGAACTTTTAACTCTATATTCAGTACCTGTTACAAGTCTAGTCATGTCAGATGTTTGATATAAACCAGCTAATCCTGTATCTCCACCAGTATAGTTAGAAGGATGTAATACACCTACTGCTAAATACCATACTTCTGGTATCATCGTCGCGCCAGCATCAGATATAAAGTGAGCTGTAGAACTATCCGCAAAAGGTGATGTAACATCTTGAACAGTATTTTGTTGCCAAGCAAAAAATAATCCTTCTACAGTTCCTGAACTGATTTTCTTAACCCACATATATGACACATATGATGCATCTGGATCTAATACAAAATCTCTACCCCATTCAGAATACCATCCCGGAAATGCTCCATCTCCTACTATAGTTAGTGATTTTGGAAATTCTCCAAAAGGTCCAGCTGTAGTAGTACTAAATGAAGTATTTCCAGTAACTCCATCTATCAAATTCCAATTCCCCATTGGATCTGTTATAGGTGAAGCCCACCCCTCATCTGAAATTATAGTTAATCCAGAAGATGGTGGTTTAGTAGGTAAATAAGTTGTACCTAAGTCTACATCTGAATAAGCCCAAGCAGAACTTCTACCATTATAAGTAGTTCCTCTAACTCTAAAATTATATACAGTAGTATCATCTATAAAGAGATCTTTTAATATAATCGGACCTTGAGTATTTTTTAGATGATTCGATACAATTGATAAAGCAAATGTCCAATCAGTAACTCTAAGTGAAGGATCTGCATTACTAATATCAGTTACTATTCCATATTCTACTCTATAAGAATGTATATGAGCCCTATCAATAGCATTTACTATAGATCCTCTATCAGCACTTTCCCATCTAATTAAAGTATTTATAGATGTTCCATTAATATCTTGATTAACTTGTTCCGATATAGCTATATCAGGACTACTAGTTATCCAACTAGGAGCTAATACTACTCCGGTAGGATCATCAGCTATTAATCCTGAAATTAATTCGTGATCCGTTAAATTAGCATCCCCCTCATTCCAATCATATATTTCTTCAGATTCCTCAATCATAGTAACTGCAATAGTGAAATTTTCAGTATATTGCATATCTATAATTTTGAACTGTTTAAAATAAGGTGTAAAAGGACTAGATGGTCTGTTTTGTACCGTGTCATCTAAACCTAATCTATTAAAGAAACTTTCATTTGCATACTTAGAATTACTCAATATTTCTAAATATATATTGTCCCCTACAGAGAATTTAAGTATTTTTAAATTAGCTTCAAAACTAATAGACAAACCTTGACGTACTCTTTCTAATTGTATTCTAGAAAGTCTTTGTGCTTCGAATTCGTGTATAGTATAAGGATAATCGAATTCTTTTATTATTTCTTCGCCATCAATTACTTCAAATGGATTACTTCCAGAACTATCAAGAGGACTTACTATAGCGAAATCAGAAGGTTCAAATAATGGAATATTAGCTGTAGTTTTAGGAAATCTAATATCGTATCCTATATTTACAAATACACCCGCAGCCTTATTGAACAGTTGAGCTCTTGGAGTATGTGTTTGTATATTTAAAGGACCTACTATCATATCTTCATTGATAATATCATTTAAAGAATTTGGTGCTCTATACACCCCAGATCTTAGTCTATAAGTACCTTGAGAATAAGCTAATTCTCCACTACCTGAAGTTAATAAACCAGACATAATAGAAATAGGTGTGGCACTAACTTCAAAAATACCATTAATAGTATATCTAGGATTTGTAATTAAATTAGGACTTGATAATCCCGTAGTTACTTCCGCAGAGGACTCAAGGAAAGATTGTATAGTAGCTGCCCAATCTACTTCTTGTAAAATTTCTCCAACTTCTACTTTAGCCCCTAAGCCCCAAGATTTATTTAATAGATAATCTAAACAACATAATGTCCAATCTTGAGAAAAAGTAAATGTATCTGGATCTGTCAGTACATGTGTACCAGTAGAATCCGCACCCTCTGCTACTAAATTAGCGTCTTGTTCTGGATTATATAGTCTTTTACCTTGTAGTAAGAATTTTAATTTAGGAAAACCGGAAAATACATCTCTATTAAACTTTAAACTAATCATTATATGAGCAACGTTAGTTAATTTATTTCCTGCTGCATATAAACCTGTTCCGGTATCTCTTGTAGAACCTGAAGGGCCCCCCCAAATGCTTTCTACATGAGTATCAATAAGAGAAGTTTTTTGTCTATCTAAATCAGCATCACTGTCAGTTAATAAATGATCCGTTACATAAGTATTATCTGCATATCCCCAACCTAAATTTTTAATAATTCTTACGTGTTGTACAGCTTCTCCCGTGCCAAACTTACCCGTATCTACCCAATAAAGAGAATCTAAATCATTAGTACCACTACTAGTATTAGTTCCCCCACCCGGTCCAGCTATATTTATAAACTCGCCTTCTATAAATACCCCTGTTATATCATCTAGAGGATGTCCAGCGAGCATAATGATCATGTTAAGTACTTCGTTTTCAGTACCTACAGTTTCTAAAAGAGCATAGGGCCCTCCTGCCATAGCTTCACCATAAACAACTCTTCTAGGTGCTATATTACTGCGAATAACAGTCTGCATACCTTTAGCACTTTTACCACTTTTAGGTACATCGGGGGCTAATAATTTTCCAAGTATAGCAGCAATAGCAAGATTGACTACTACAGTTACAACTATAGCGGCAAAAGTTCCAGGTATTAGTAAAGCTACGACACTAAGAGGTACCATTAATCGATACTCCAACTATAAATACAATCTTCAATAGGGCGAGTAACTAAACCTTCTCCAAATTGTACAAAATATGCTTGAGCCCCATTACATATGCCCAATAAACCTTCTCCTTTTTCATTTACATAGTATACAGGTTCCCCCAATTTTACATTAGATATATCTTTTTTAGGAGTAGCTAAAATAATACTTGGTAAATCTTCTACTTTTTTACACCCTAATTTTTTCATGGCCAATTTAGCTTCACTATAATTATTATATTTAGATAATACCTTTCTCCAAGAATTAAAAGTTTTACCTGTATATTCTTCTATAACCATTATAGTAAATAGACAACAATCAAATTTACCCCAAGTAAAATTATAACTCTTATATTGATATATTATATCTGTGAGATTACGGTCTTTCAGCACCTGGGTTAACCTCCGCATCAAAATCACCAATACCACCATTACCACCTGATCCAGGATCAAGTATAGTTACACCACCCCAACTAATAGGTTTATTTTGTAAAGCTTGTACATATCTAAATCCAGTATCTGTAGGGTCTACATGTGTTTGTTGATACGCTTGATTAAATCTACCCCCACGAGGACGTTCCCAGTCTGCAAGTCTAGAAGTTGCATTTAAAGTAATAGTAGCTTTCTCTCCGAATTCTATATTACCAAAATCCATTCTTCCTGCAAATATAAGTACAGGTCCAGCTTGTCCCCCTTCTACTGCATAAGTTTCTTTATCTAATGTAGCATACCATAAGAATACTGGCTTACCTTGATACTCATTACTGAATATATCTGTTATAGAATCATTAGGTATACCAGACAATGATAATTGAATAGTTTGAGCAGCTAATTCTGTAGTTTCTGTAAGCACAGATAAACTAGCTAAATTACCTAACCCAGTATATTTTATTTCTCCACCACCTGCCTCATCCCAAAATATATCTTGATAAGAATTAGTATATCTAATAATGGGATCGAAATGCATTTTTGCAAGAATTACACCCGCAAAAGAACCACTATCAATTGAAGCTTGTGTTAAACTATCTATTATTTTACTCATTGAAATATCTCTACAAAATCCATACTAATATCTTGCAAATGAATTTTACTTCTACTTGCCCAAGTACCTTGATCATCTGCTGTTAAGAAAAATACCCCTTTAGGATCTGTATATATTACAGATAAACCTATAAAATCTATACGTCTAATCATTGGTTCTATAACCACATCATAAGTATCTCCACTAACTAAAGTAGAAGATATAACCATTTTTAATTCTCTTTGATCATCTGTACCTAATTGTAAGTAATCACCGGCAGAAAATTCAGGACTAGAAGCCCCAAGTGTAACTCTTACAAATCTAGGAGTGCTTGAGGTTTCTATAGTGGGTGAACCCGTAACTGCATTAAATGGTGAAGTATGTGTAATATCACCATAAAAGAAAATACCTGAAGAACCCCTAAGTTCTAATAAGAAAGCTTTTAAATTAGCAGCTTCAAAAACTTCCATATCTCTAAAACTCATATTTCCTTTCCATCTCGCCCCCGGTAGTTCTACTGTCTGTGTCAAACCAGCTATTGTAGAAGTGGATATTTGTGTATTATATCTTATACCAAAATTTTGTATTTCAGGTGTTATTGTTGGAAAATTTAATATTGCCATTATCTACGTCCTACCATTTTAGCGAATTTTCCGCCTCTGTTAATTTCTGAAAATACTCTATTGAATGTTCTATCTTCAATAGCTTTTGCTTCAGCTCTAAGTTGTGGTATTGCAGCAGTTGTTGCATTACTAAAATCAAAGTTTTGTTCAATATTAATAATATCCCCCTGAGATCCTGTTAATTGAACTGGAATTTCTCTATTATTAGGTAGAGGTACTACAGCTTCGTTAGTTCTACCTTCACCTATAAATGCTAACGAAGGTCCATTAGTTATCGCTCCAGTGGCTAATTTAGGAATATTAGATAAACCACCCCTAGCTACGCCCCCAGTGCCAAAAGATATAGCACCAGTAATAGAACTTAAAATAGCATCACCAACTATACCTTTTAAAAATGAATCTTTATCTGGGGCCAGAGCCGCTATTATTCTTTCGCCTACATCAACTGCAATAAAATTACTTTCACTTTGTAAGTTTTCTATATTCTTTATAACTTGATTACCTGAAATCTGGTCACGCTCTAATCTTCTTAATGTACCATTCATAAGTTGTTGTGCAAGTGTTTCTTCATTGCCCCCGCTTGTTGGTTGTTCACAACAACATTCTTTTTCAGCGTTAGCTATTAAAGCTATAGTATTTGCCTCTAGTGCTGTTGTTCCTGCTTCGGTAGCTTCTAAAGCTTTTTTAGCTGCTTCTTTTCTATCTTTTTCAGCTTGTGACTCTAAATTAAATACGGCAGATATAGCTTCCTTAATTCTAGTTTTTATAGCTTCCCCTATAATTTCTCTTAAACCAGCCTTTAAAGTTTCAATAACTGCTCTACCGAAATCTTTTCCGCCTTCTAATAAGTTATCAACAGCAGCTCCAAAGGTTTTATCAATTACTGTAGAAAAGCCTTCTCCAAGAATTTGAAAAGTAGTTTTTAATTTAAGAGCTTCATCTCTTACTTTACGTATAAAAAATTGTGCTGCTATCGCTAAACCTTCTTTATCAAATATACTAACACCAGAATCTCTAGATTCTCTAGCTAATATAAATAAATCTTGTCTAGCTAATTCAGCTGTTTGTCTTTCTAATAATTCTAATTGAGCTTGTAAAGGTAATAATGATCTAGCCTCTAACTCTCCAATTAATATTTTAGCTTCTACTATGTCTATTTCTCTAATTAGTTTTTGTTCAGCTATTTTTAAAGTTTGCTTTTGTAGATCAAAAGATTCTCTTAATAATTGAGTATCTTTTTCTAGATTAGGACTAAGTTTAATGTTTATGCTAGCAATTTTCTTTTTTATATCATTTTCTTGTTTTAAAGCATCTAATATTTCTATTTGTATTTTTAAACTTTCTTGTTCTGATTTAGTACTATCCTTTATTTGTTCTACTCTTTGAGCCTGTTGTGTTATTTGTGCCTCTAAAACATCTACAATAGCTTTTTGAACAGCTAACTCTAATTCTGTTATCCCAGGACTTATTGTTTTAAAATCTAATATAGCTTGTTGTTTATCTCTAGTACTTTCTAATGCTTTTAATTGTCCTTTTGCCACTCTTATTTCTAGATTTTCTATAGCTACTAAATTTTCTATACGTTGTTCATCTGATCTAATTTCTGTAGCTTTTAAAGTACTTATTTCAACTTGTAATGCTTTTAATCGCTGTGCTCCTAATAATCTAGATCTATTAGCATCTGCAAATTTATTTACTATATCAGCAGCAGCATCTGCTGCTTCTCTAATATTAGCAGGATCAATTTCACCTATTAAACGTTTTACATTTTCTAATGTTTCAGGTTTTACAAATACATCTTCTAATTGTACATTTTGACCTTGTTCTTGTAAATCAGCTAGATTTTTTAATAATCTTTCAGCAGTTAAGGCGAAACTGAATAATTCTTTATCTGGCCCCGATGAAGCTCTAGCTTTATCTAAACCTAAAACGAATGTATCAATATTACCATTCAATTCTCTTAAACTTCTTCCCGCCGATGCTGATTGAGCAGATATACCTCCAAATGTTTCGGCAGTAACTTTAATAGCCCCAGAAAATGCTTGTTGTATTTCAGCAGCAATTTCAGGGAATCTACTAGTTAATCTCTTAAGAACAGTTTCAATTGCTCCTTGATCTCCAGTAGCTAATGCCTCATCTATTTTAAATAACTCAGCTAAAGCAATTACCTGTTGAGGAAGCTTTATACCTTCTATTTCAAGACTTTTTTCCAATTCTTTTTTAAATACTTCTCCTACCCCTTGAAAACCTACCTGAGAAGCAAGCCTAGCTGTTTTAGCTAAAGTATTAGCTAATCTAGTTATCAATATACCATCTAATTCTTCTAAAACTTTTATTAAAGATTTTAATTCTTCTTCCATTATAGAAACTTCTTCTTCCGCTTCTCTAGTGGAAAATATGAAACCTGCCCACATATTTACTGTTAGTAATTCTTTATTTTGTTCTATAGATATACGTGTACTATCAATTTTTAATCCTAATTGCTGAACTCTATCTCTAGCTTCTACAATTGTTCTTCCACCTAAAGATTCAATTAATACAGTTCTAAATTCTGATAAAGCTTCATTTATAGAACCAAAAGTTCCTGCAGTAAATCTTAAAGCATCTTCTAATTTTTTCAAACTTTCAGGTAACTCAACACCTAATTTTTCAATACCTTTAGCAGTTCTTTTATTAATTTCTGCTAAAGATTCATCTAATTGTTTTCCCGCATCAATTACTTTTCTTAACTCGGGTGTTATTCCTCTAATAGAATCCCCAAATTTATCCCATAAAGTTGCAAGCACAGCTACTACTATAGAAATAATACCTAATGAACTAACTACTCTTGATAGGGCTCCAGCTATAACTCCAGCTGTTCTACCTACTGCTCTACCTAAAGCAAGAAAAGCTATTTGTAATCCTTTAGTTTGAGTAGTAGCACGTACAGCAAAAAATGCCCAAGCTCTACCCATACTCTTAACACCTGCTATAAAATTAGTTTGAGTAGTATTAAAAGTGCGTGAAAATCCAGTTAAAACTCTAGAATTAAAAGAAGTTAAAGACGCTTTAAATAATGTAGTTTGAGTTTTAATAAGTGCTAAACTTCGTCTTACCGTTTGATTATGGGCATCTTGCGCTTTAGTTAAATTAATAACAGAAGCTGCTCCCTTTCTTTGAGCTTCAGCTAATAAAATTCTAATATTTAATTGATTTTTTAAAGTTTGAGTTGGTATCCCTACAAGAGCTGCACTACGTTTACCTACAGTTAAACCCGCTCTAATATTAATTTCTTTAGTAAGAGCTTGTCTTTCTACAAGTAATCTTTCAGCACTTAATTTTTTTTGATTATTTAATAAATTTTGACTAAAACTTTTAGCATCAAGTAATTGTGTAGCATAAAACTTTTTAAATAACTTAGCTCTAGCTAATAATTGTACTTTAGTTAAACCTACAACTTTACGATTAGCTTCTAAAAGAACTTTTGTCTCCTGAGTTTTAGCTTTAGCTACAGCAGCCAGAGCTTGACTTGTAGATGTAACACTTAATTGTTGAGCAGCTGCTAAACCAGCTGTAATAGTAGGTATTAATCTTTTACCAACTAAACCAATTAATCCAGCAATTAAAGCACCGGCTGCAATCTTAGATTTATTAAAACTATTTATTAAAGGGGTTAAACCATCTGTTATAAAAGTTGCCATAACATCCTTTAAATCAGTAACTGTTGTCAATAACTGTTGAAAAGGATTTGGATCAATATCTACTTGATCAAATACATTTTGACTTTCTTTTATAGTAGCTCGAACAATAGCTTGTTGTCTATCAAAAGCAGATAATTCTAAAGCTGTCTTACCTATTGTTGCCCCATATTCCTTATAAGCTTGTTCAGTTTTTATAATAACACCTAGAGTTTGAATAATTTCCACTCGTCCACGTTGTGAAGCACTAATAAATCTATTTAAAGCTTCAGTTGCAGAGCCTCCAAAAGTTTGTGCAGCCTTAGTAGCGGCAACAGCTAATTCTTCCATTTGCTTTTCGCCTAAACCAGCAGAGATACCTTTATTAATTACAGGTAAAGCCGCCGCAAAACTAAGTGCTCCTCCTGTAGCCTCTTGTAGTCTTTTAGTAATAGTTACAACACTAAGTCCAAATCTATTACTAAAATCCTCAGAAGATTTAATCATACTAGATAAATCAGCTGCACGACGTAATATTAAAAAAGCTGAACTTAAAGCAAACACATTAGCTGCAACAGTAGCATAGACCGCTACTAGCCCGCCCATACCTTGAGCCATTCTTCCAAAATCTTTATTAGTCCTGTTTGCTCGTCCAGATACACCTTCAAGATTTCTCTTTACCTCATTAACTCGTTTACTAACGCCAGACGATTGTTCTTTAACATTACCCATAGTTTTATTAAGGCGCTTCAGTTCCTTTTCAGCACGTTTAATACCTTTTTGAGTTAAATCAATCCTTAATGTTACTACCTTATCTGCCACTAGGTGCTCCCTTAGATCTGGCTTTAATTTGTTCTGCTACATCTTTTGCAACAAAATTATCTATGATCGGAATAATATCCCAAGCATATCTTCTAATATAATTTTCAGTATTATATTCGTCGAACAGTATAGGTAATAGCATTAGTTCTTTGCCTAAGTATTGACCCGAAAAACTCTCCCATCTAGAAGGTAATTTATCATACATATCTAATACCATTTGAGTTTCTATATATAAATCATATCTATCTACAGGAACCTGTGCTTCATCTGGTTCAGTATTTAACATCTCACACATTTCATAATATTGTACTTTTGTTAAACCTGAACCTGATTCAGTTATATAACTTTTTAATCTTTCGATTTCTCTATCGTACTGTTCGATGAAAAGTTTCCCAGGTCTGATAAAACCTCTGTTACCCAATTATCAAATATAGTACTTGATCGCATTAATTCTAAAGCATTATAATCAGAAAAAGCTAATTCCTTTTCAAGATCATCTCCTACATCTGCTAAAACTAATTCTTTAACATATTTTACTTTGAAACCTTTCCAACCTTTTACTATAGATTTTACATATAGTTCTAAAAACATTTCATCATCAAATTCATCAATTGCTTGACGGGTTTTTGTATCAAATTTTGTTTTTTGACATTTTTTATATAAAGCCTGGTTGCTTTCTTTTGACAAATACGCTAAGTCAAAAGTTAAACCCTCGCATCCAGGAAAATCAAAAGTCACTACCTTTTCAGATAGTAACATACTCTTTAAATCCATGGTGAATCACCTCTTATGGCATATTATAAACAACTGTACTATAGTTACCAGATTCTTCTTTTGCGACGAATTGAATATCTAGTGATATTATATCTCTAAAAATTTGTCTGGGAATTTGTAATAAAGTTTGTGGTATATTTAATTGTAAACTAGGAGCAGTTGCTCCGCCTACATTTATTGTTATATCAGCTAAATGAGTACTTTCATAAGTATCTGTTGCTGCATTAGTATTAATAGCGTTAAATAGATCTACTGTTTCATTTGTACCTGATTTCATATAGAAAGTTAAACTTCCACTTATTCTTCTGTTTCCTGTAAAATGTCCTATTGGAATAGTAGTTTTTCCTAATATATTTCTACCAAAAAATATATTATTATTACTAAATCTTATAGTTCCCCCTATCAATGCTAATGTATAAGCTATTGAATTCATTGTCAAAGCAATTGTAGATAGTTTATTCTTTAAAAAATTATTAGCAGTAGTTCTGTCTGTTGATGTGGGTGGAGTATTGTCCTCAGTTATACTTAATGCTTGTCCAGACCAACGTATTTCAACTATATTATTTATATCGAAACTAATATCAGCTGAATCAACAACTGCATTGTCTAATCTGTAATTTCCTTCGGATTGATTTGGTTGATCGAACCATAAAGTGAGATTTCGCAAAGTTGCTACATTTCCATTAGCAAAATCTATAGTAGAGCTAGTAGAGTTACTAGTCAGAGAGTCTACCCCCATTAAACTTACCCATAAATATTCTTCTGGGCTTGTAACATTAGTATCTACCAAAGGTAAAACATAAGTTACAAAAGTAAACCGAACTGGGGATACCGCCGAAATGTGTGGCGCTAAAGTTCTGGTTTGTTCAGGATCTAATGTATTTCTTCCTACCGCGTCTAACCTACTATCTTTAACATAAGAAAAATCTCTTACTTTCAATTGCACCGTATTAGTTGCATCTGCACTAGCGTTCGGATTTTTTGAAATGTATATGTCAGTATCGCGTTTGAAAAAAACAGCCATTATTATCCCTTATTAAAGTGGGTGGAAGAAGCTCCCACCCACTAATTCATTAGAATTCGTCTGCGAAATATGCTACAGTTAATTCATTATTTGCTGCGGGATCTGGATTTGCGCCAGTATAAGGTAGAGCATTGTATGCAATGTCTACCGTAACAACATCTTCGATATTAATTACTGGAATTACCAAGTGAGCTCCTGTCATTGTAAGTTGTACAACGGGTATATCAAATGGTGACACCGGTGCTACACCACCAACATTAATAACTAAGTTAAAATCTGTCGGATCTGCCCCAGATGTTGAATTAGAATGAGTTAAAATATCATTCAATAATTCAGCTGTATCATCTGCTCCACCTGTTTTTAGGTAGGCTAACATATTACCACTGACTGTTCTCTGTCCTGTAAAATGTCCACAAGGAGTATTTACAGTTCCTAAAACTTCTGGTGTCAAGAAGGTAATATTATTAGCTACAGTCAAACTACCCCCAGTCAAAGCTAGAGTATAGGTTTGACCATAAGCTGTACCAGTTTTACCAACTAATGATACCGTTGATAATTTATTTCTAATACATGCTTGTAGTGTAGTAGGTGCAGCCAAATAACCAACTGTTGCTAATGGGAATGCAGAATCTTGCAAATCACCAGCATTAGTTAACATAGTTGCTAATGAAGCCACGTCTGTAGTATCTATAACTTCTGCTACACTTGTTCCGAAACCTGTCCAGGTAACCGAAGCAATTGCATCAATAGCAAAATCTATTTCTGCTGTATCAATAACAGCACCAATAATATGATACCATACTGGAGCAGTACTCGTTCCCAAATTAAATATAAATGATAGTTTTAACAATTCATTAGTATTTGAATCTGTAAAGTCTATTGCTAGACCTCCTGATGAACCACCCTGTCTAGTAGTTGCATTACCATCTACTGCGGTTGCCACAGCGTTTGTAATTCCGGAAGCCGCTAAAGCTTCCCATAAAATTCTTTCTACAGCATCTACCGTAGAATCAACTGTATCAAAACGTGGACGCATGTAAGCTTGTATGCTCCAATCTACCGGTTCAATAGCAGTTGTGAATACTTGTTGTCCTCTAACTGGAGTTGTTCCCGCTTCACTGATTTCAATTTCTTGTACACCAGTATTAGCTGTGAACGAAAATCCATCTAGAATTGGAACTTCCCAAGTATTACTATCTAAAATGCCAGCGATAGTCTGACTAGTTGAAACGAACAATTTGGCGTTTCTACTTAAACTAAATGCCATTTATTTCTCCTCGTATTTTCTATACTTCGTATCTAACCTCTAGAGTAACTTCTCCTACACCTAGAGGGTTTAATAATCCTTCGTCGTCTGCTAAGGACAGTAATCTAATATCTTCACTAAGGTTATTACCCGCTACTGTTAGATTAAGATTGCTATCTATTATGACTTCGATATCATCGAAAATTTCTTCTATTCTATCTTTGGCATCTTCATCATTAACATAAATTCTTATATTAATACCTAAAAATCCCCATTTAAAACTACCAGGAAGATATTCTCTTGTTTCTGCGCCTGGATAAACACAGATTAAGGGATAGTCTGTGACTTCATCCCAAAATATTTGTCTACTCTTAACATTGTCAAACACGTTAGAAACAAAAGGACTACTACCATTCATATTTGTTTTAAATAGTCTGACTATTTCCTCTACAATTTGTGTTCTTTTATTAGCCACTAAGTTTCACCTTTACTCGTCTAAGAGTAGCTATTTGTTCTTGTTGTAATATTTGTCGAATAGATCGTCCAAATATACCTTTAGGGTCTCTTAGTTGCTTATGTAATCTTCCCCCCTTTTCAAAAACCCCATATGGATTTCTCATATACTTTACTTGTGCCCCTAAAGCATTCTTTTCTTTTGTATCAAATAAAGATTGAACTTTAGCAGATCTAGCAAATCTTCCTGTTCTATAATTTAATTTTTGAGCAGATCCTCCTTTACCCATATTCTCTCTTATTTGATCGTGTAACCTGTCATTAATTAAATCAATTAATTGTTGAATATTAGGGCTAGCTACCCTGGCCTCTCTTGATCTAGGTGTATCCTTATCAGCACTCAAACCTGGACCATATACTTTTATTTTTTGTTTTTTTCTAGCAGAGCTTTTAAAAACTTTATTTATACCGCCCTGTTTAGTTTTTCCTGTCACAAATATTTCTTCAAAAGCTAAAGCATATTGACTTAATATTGTAGGACTAGCAGTATATCTTTTTACTAAATCTCTACTAACTACATTTAATATCTTTGTAGCTTCAGCTATAAGCTGTCTAGTTCTAGCTCCAGAAGTTTGATTATCTTCTGAAAACTCAGCTATAGTAATAGTAATAGTACCAGCCTTTCTACCAGAAGCTTTTAATAATCTAGTACGAATTGCTATACTAGCATCAATTCTTATTAATTGATCTCTTATAGCTATTAATTTATTCTTTTCATCTACAGTTAAAAAGGTAGTAATTTGTGTACCTTCTTCACCTTTTTGTCCAACAAAATGAACCAAATTTCCTATTCCAGGACCAAAAGTGTGGCCTACATCAAAACCTTGCTTCTTCTTTTTTGCAATAACAGATAGTGCTTGTCCGCTCTTTTCCGCTAATTTAAATATACCTTTTTCTCTATCTACTTCAATATGTTGAGGTCCTATATCCCCCCCTTTATTATCTTGTCGAATATCTAATCCACCAATAACTATAGAAGCTGCTATTTGTTGTCTACGTTCAAGTTTACTGGTAGAAGTATTTATAGTTCTTAAAGCTTGTTCTCTAATATCTTTTCTAACATGAGTAGTTAAATCACTGATTGTTCTGAAATTAGTACCCTCTACGACATTTCTTTTAGCGTCAACCCAATCAACTTTACCTTTGACGTTGGCTTGATTGAAGTTTTTTTGTAATGAATTTTTAAAAGACATTTCTACAAAATCAACTACATCTTTCATGTTTATACCTGGAAACTTTTTTTGTATAATAGCTTTATGTTTGTTAACTAATTTAACTAAAGTTCTACGTTCTATAGAAAATTGTGTTATATTTCTATTTAAATCAGATCTTTTAGTACCTGGTCCCTTTTTAGTTCCTAATATTATTTGAGCAAAATCTCGAATAAATATTTGAAATAAAACCTCGTTTCCACCGCGTTCTAAAGCCATTACGGACTAAACCTATATAAATCTAATATTCTACGAATATGTGGTGGAAAACTATTGGCTAAATAAGGTAACGGATTATCTAATGTACCACCTAGCAAAGATTTGGTATTTACCTGTTCATTATTTTCATAGTAGTGAACTAAATCAATAGCTACTAATTTTAAATCTTCTGGAATATTAGCTACAGTATAACCAGCTAAATAATTTACTTCTAAACTTCTAAAAGATAAGTCATAAGTATCTACAAATTTATCTACTGCGGTCTGCATAAATACAGAACCTTCTTCTAAGTCAACAAAATAACCTGTTTTATCTGAAGCACCTTCAGACAAAGTTATTTGATTGACTCCTCCATCTTGTGAAGTCTTTACACTTACAACTGATATAACTGGAAAAGCTTCAAGAAACACTTTATTAGTTTTTCCATCGTGCCACTCAATCTTACCATTACCACTAGTAGCAAATTGCGTAAATTTTCTATTGCAATAATGTTCTACCAATTGAGTAATTTGAGTAATAAGATTCTGAATCTTACCATCTCTTGTTGTACTAGTAATTGTTTTACTATTTTTATAATCATCAAGTGTTATTAAATCAGCCATAATATCCCTACGCAGTAAAGAGTGGGGGAGAATTCCCCCACTCTTTGAATAATTTTAAAATCTATCAATTAAGATGCGATTTCGTAATTAACTGTTGCCTCTCCAGTAATAATATCTTGGAAAGCGAATCTACGAGAAGAAACGATAACGCGTTTTTGGTTCACGATATCTTTGTCTGCTTCTGTAACGATTCCACGAAGATTACCACTTAGGAAGTTGCTTGCACGTACCATAACAGCCAGTTGTGTTCCAACTGTACCTGCTGTAATAGCAGCATTGTCAAACATTTGTGAAACAAGTACTTGAACTCCAAAGATTGCACCAACTTGTCCGGTAAGAATTGTAGCTCTATCACCTAACACGTCGACTGTCTTGAAGTTAGGAAGTTTCATTAGCTCATAGAAGTAATCATGAGATACTAGTAATACTAGTTGACTTGGGTCAAGCCCATATAATCCTAGATTACGTCTCATATCTACAATATGATCTTCTGTTACATTTGCTTCCCAAGCTGCTCCACCCGCTACTGTAACATCCGTTGTAAGTGCGCCACGGTTTGTTAATCCAGTAATAGGATCAAAAGAAGCTGATGTTGTTACACCGCCCCCACGTAAGAACGCTAGGTCGGATGCACGAGCCATTCTGCGGGTAACCGCATCACGAATAATTGGTGCTAATGTAACAATACTATCTTCTTCTTCTTCATAACCAACATACTCGCGTGTTGCTAGTTTATAGGCAATTAGCGTTTGTTCTAATAGTTGGTGATTTTGTGCATCGCCAGTTGAACCACTTGCTGATTCATCCGCTGGATTATCGCTAGAACGGAACAATGAGTTATGAACCCATGTTGCATCCCCAGCTTCTGGGTTGATTGGTAGGTTAAGTGTTGGTGTAGTCATAGGAATTGTTGTGAATAGTGGTTCTACAACTAGAAGCTCACGTAGAGCGTCATGTACACGTGTAGAGTATTCATCTTCCCACTCACCTGTTACGCCAGGATCCCAATGCTCCATCCCGGACTTTTTCGTATAATCTGTAAATGCTTTTGTTTCTTCAGGTTTCATCCCAAGTACTTTAGACGCATATAAGATTCCGTCTTTTGTGTCTGTACTCATACCAGAGAAAGGTCCTTTCTTATTGGCATCTGGTACAAACTTCATTTTGCTTTCGCGTTCAGCAGTAAAAGCAGCTTCTAGGTCACCACTTTCAGCGGCAGCCTCTAGGCTTTCTTTAATTTCAGCTAAGGCATCGGCTAGGTCACCATCTTTTTCTACTAATTCTTCACGTAGATCTTTGATCAAACGTTCAGCAGCAGTAGTGGCGGTAGCTTCGATCTTGTCATTAGCTTCCTTTTCTGCTTTTTCAGCTTCTTCCGCAGCTTTCTTATCCTTATCTAGGTCTCCCTTGACAGCGGCAGAAATCTGCGCAACTAAAGCTGCAACATCGATAGGCCCTTTTTTAGCCTTATCTTTACTCTTATCATCCATTAAAGTCTCCTCACTTTCTGACTTGATAAATTGATTTCTAAACTCTTTGTAATCTTCAGTATTATCAAAATTCTTTTCAATACTGAAAAGTGCATTTTGATTCGCAGGAACAGACACTACACTAACTTCAAATAATTCTAATTCTTTAATAAAGAATACTCCAGATTTTGGATCGAAGTCAGCATCTTTTATCATAAATCCAATACTAAATGCGGAAAGAATTTCTTCCTTAATTAATTCAATGATATCGCCTGCTGCTTTGCTAATCTTAGCTGTTATCTTTAAACCCTTGTCATCGACTTCATGATCTATAGTTTTACCTATTGGTCTAGAAGTATCATGAAATGCCAAAATAACTGGGTTTTTAAGATAGTTAGCTAGAGCATCTACTTTTTTCCATGCATCTAATATAATAACGTCACCTGTTCGGTCCTCGTCATTTGTACTAGCATGTCCGGTAATAATAAGATCTTCATCTTCTTCACCGTGTGCTGTCTTAGTTTCGATAGGCACGTAGAGTTTTAGAACTTTCTCTTTCGTTAGCATATTATTTCCTCGATTAATAATTAATCGTCATCTTCTTCTTCACCAGCTGGTGGTGCTCCACCATCTGTTGGGTCTGCTGCGCTTCCTGCTATGTTAGCGGGAATTCTGAGTTCATCAGATTCCGGATCTTTATCAGGCTCGAGTCTTAACTCAAGTCGCGCTTCATTTGGGGACATGATACCCCCGTTTACTAATCCTGTTAAATATTGCGTTTGATCTTTTAGTTCAGGGCGTAAAGCTCTGATCTTAATAACCTCTGGTTCCATGTCCCAGGCGAAAAACCTTTCGTAAGAACCAATGATTTTCGCAATTATTGGTAAAACTGTCGTTTCATAAAATAGCTGTATATTTGGTCTTAAATTTGCATTGTTTCCAGAGTTTAGAAGTACTGGTGGTACCCCCAACGCTTTCAGAATCTTTGTTTCATGAGAAGTTATTGATGCCTCAAAATCTAACTCACTAAACTTAACTTGGCTTATAGGATTAACTTTCATATCCCCATCTAAGATTATAGGGCGTTTACCGCCAGAATTAGGCTTGTATTTTGTTATCCAAGCTCTAAGTAACTTTTCTTTAATCTTATCCCCTAAAATATTAGGCGTTTGAATAATCAATCCTGGTACTGCTGCATTGTCAAAGAAATCATTTTGAAATCCTAACATGCTTTGTAATATTGTTATACTTCTTTTAGCACTTAATAATCTACTAGTACCCACATAAACAGATGTAGCAGAGTTATCTTTTGTATGTATAACTTCATCTGGCATAAGCTTAATATCTGAATTATACATATAATGCGAAACTTTAGTATTTTCCCCACTTATCACTTCCATTAATTCTGATGGTAAATGATTTAAGTTAAGTCCTTTTTTATCCCATAATTGAAAACAATTACCTGTAAGTACTAAATCTAATACTAGTTGACGACGGAAGGTATTTACATCTTCATCATCATTTGGACGAAAATTAAGTATAGTCGATAAAGTTTTCTTTCTTACTCTACCCCCTTCATGTACAGTAGGTATAGGCAAAACATCTGTAATATTAATGTCTATTTCTGTTGCAGAGTCGGATATCATATCAACTCCACGTCTTACAACTTCAATATTGTCGAAAGACTTTTCAAAAAAGAAACGTTTTTCAGACGCTTCTATAGTTCCCCCTTCTAAATCGTGAATAGCGCTCTGGTGTCTATTCTTCCATTCCCACTCTAATCTCTTGAATATATTCATATATTACTCTCATTGGATAGTGACTACTCCAAGGTAACCTAACCTGTCACCCATACAGCTTGTCATTTTATAACTAGTGCATTTGACAGGAATACAATTCCCATCAGGTGTTTGGAAGTCTAACTTTCCGGAAAATTCTCTATCTTCATCAACAGACTTATACCAAGCTGTTACAACTTCTTCTCGCGTCTTTTGGCAGATGGCGTTAACCCATCCGTGTCCCATAAGTTCACTTGGAGTACGTTGTACTAGCTTACAGTATGTTCTATTAACCCAGGTACAGTTTCCTTTTATATCAGTTTCAAACATTGCATCTTCAGTCTCAGCATTTAACGCTCTAAATCTTTCACGAGATAATGCTACTTCTCTTTCAATTCGACCAAGACTATCTTTCATGGATTTACCACCATTTGGTGTAAGTTCCTCAAAAATAATATCGATCTTGTCTACAGCCTCACTATACTTAGTTATAGCTTCCCACATAGGTTTAATTCCTTTTTTGTATAGTAATGTAAAAAGACCTATGCTTACACTAATAGCTGTGGCATAAAATGCGTAATTTTCTACGAAAAGACTCCATGCTTCAGACATTGCTTCTCCCTTTGCTTATCTAACCATCTTTCTTGTTTAGGTGCTGTCGCAAGCGCAGGCCGCTGTCCGTAAACAACATGTAGTCGCTGATGACATTTCTTACATAAAGTACGAGCGTATTCAAACATTTCATACGCATATTCTTCTATAAAATCATCGCGAACTGTAATAATATCTTCCACACAATTAATAGTGATTTTATTGGCCTTTAACCAATTATCAAACAGGATGTCCACAGTGTATAGATGGTGAAAGTCAAGTGACCCACCAACTTCACAAACGTAGCATAAAGCCTCCTTCACATACCGGCTCTTAGCTCTGTCACGTACATATTTAATTGGAATTCTTTTAAGTGCAGACATAACAAATATAAATGTTGTATTTCAATTTTTTTCTTCTCATTGTATATATTCTGACATACTTTTAGCAGCAAGTCAAGAAGTATTTTTAATTATGGTGTACAGAAATTTAGTCCTCTAAAAGTATGACCATAAATGCTATAGCAAGTAATCCTAGCATACCCATACCCCCTGCAACCTGATATGCCAAATTAAATAAAAATATACCGAAAACTAAAAGAAATAAGAAATAAGCACACCCAGATCCCATCAAAATCTATAGCCACCATTTATCATATTTACTCCAGCATTAGGTCTACTAGTACCTGCATTAGAGTAATGTCTGAAGATTCCATAGAATCGTGTATTTGGTATAGAGTACTCTATAGATAAACCATAATTTAAATGACTACTAGTAGCATGACTAGTATTATTAAAGTAACCTAGTCCAATTCCTAAAATAACGTTATCTAAGAAACCTGGTCCACGTACAATACGTTCACCGAAAACTAACATATTATTTTGAACATTTCGACTTTTGTAAGTCATATCGCCTATTAGACCAATACCGCCCCGCCATCTTTCATTACGTTCGGATAACATAATATTAAAAGTTTCAAGTTTTATATTATCACTAATGAATGGTACTCCACCTTCTACGGCAGTTTCAGCACGACCATCATAAGCAAAGAAGATTAAAACTACAATTATAAATGCACCTATAACTAATTTTACTGGTTTCGGATTGTTAAATAAACTCATGTGATTCCTCCTACTGAGCGTTCGTAAGTATAAATTGCATAACGTATTGCATCAGCACAGTGACTAGCGCGATTATGTTCTGGCTTTTGTGATTCGATGTTCCAAACGCCAGCATCTGCAGACCCCTTCCATTTGTAGTTGCGCAACGCGTAAATTGATTCATGGCATTCATCATGCACGATCAATCTATCATTGTCAATAACGGCGCCTACCGCGCCGATGCCATCAGTTCTAGACTTAATAGCAGCTATTGTAGATATATCATAAATAGAAGCCAAGTCCCATCTAGTTTGCGCGGCTGCCGAATCACAAAAAATATATTCCAAGTCCCACTTCTCAACTCGAGCTGATATTTCAGCAGCGTGTTTATCAGTGCCTTTTTCTGCTTGTACGTATTCATCAAGTATAGAATAGATATTCAAACCATCAGAATCTTCATATACTAGCATTACTACAAGAGCAGTTTGATCTCGGAATCCTAAATCTAATCCGGCTATAATTTCATATCTAGCAGGATTAGCAACGATATCGTGAATCATAATTGTAAGGTCTTGAATAGCTGAACCTTTCAATGCCCACACTTGGCCTTCGAACGTTACAAAGTTAGCCATGTACTCTTGCTCAAATTCTGAGTGAGACATAGTCTTTCTAGCTTGGGCTATATCTTTTTTAGAAGCTCTAGGATTTTCATGGTAATCAGCATGAATTGATAGCCACTCGGCTAAATCAGGATCAGTTGAGAATCCACGTTGAAAAAACTCTCTAAACCAGTTATCTCCACGTGGTGTAGAGATGAACAAACATTTAGAGTTTAATTTATCTAAAGTTGGGCGCAGAGCTACATTGAATGCTTGGCCACCGGCGTCGTTTAACGCAGCTTCATCGAAGATGATAAGATCGTAACTTCGCCCAACGGCCGAATCAACTCGACTAACAGAAGCAATCTTAATAAGAGAACCATTTGATAATTCAATAATTCTATCTTTAGCATTGTCTCGTATGCGTTCGATATCGAACTTGTCAAGTAGCGTGCGTTGTAAGTCCCATGATATACCAGATAAGGCATAATCGGGGCTAATAATAAGCACCGATGCTCCAGGCATAAGTGCTACGACTTGCAAAATGATATTTGCAATAAAAGTTTTACCTACTCGCCTAGAAACACATGCAGTAATAAATCTATATGAAGGAGAATTAATTGCATTAATAATTGCATTTTGTACTCTATTTGGAACTATCGGTTTGTTTTCCGAGTCCGTCAGTAACTTTAAGTAATTCTGTATTGGTACCTTTAGAAATCTTTTCGACGCCGATAGTTCCACTATGTGGTTTAATTCTAGATTTGGATCCGAAACTTTTAACATTTAATAATTCTTCTCTTGTGTATAGTGAGCCAGAGGAATCTCTAACTACACCATTTTTATAATCTCTCAAAAAATCGAGAGCAGATTTAATCGGCATATCCTGTGCCACAATAACTTCTCTAACTTTGTTCTTTACATAACATGTATATAACATTAATATATTCCTCGTATTATCTTTTTGGGGTCAACACATTTTGCACTATGCATTTCATGATAAGTAAGAGGATGTGGTATTCTAGATATAGTATATTTTCTTATCATCATAGCACCTCCTGCTTTTTTACAACTAGCAGATGCAATAATATATGTATCAACCATTTCATCATAACGTGCTATTTTTTCATAAGGTGATAGTGTTTGACATCCTCCAATTACAATATTAACTATCAATAAGCTTTTCCATAAGTTTACCATAAGAACCCTCTCCGTATACATTAACCTGAGTATTCTTAGTCAGTCCAACTTCTTTACTAACATCAGCTTGTAATAATTTAGACATATCCATTCTAAATTTATGTGCCATAAGTAGTAAGTCAGCTATATCTTTATTAGAACCGATTTCAGCTTCATCAAGCTCTGCCCACTTGCGATCGACTAGATCATCTAGTTTTTCAGCTATTTGTGCCATATGACGATATCCGTGTTCTCTTAATATAGAGTTGACGTAAGTTTTTATAAGTGGTTGTTGTAATACTGCTGCAATTTCATGTGTGGGTACATCTAGTGACTGAGAGCATTCTTTTATAGAGCATCCATTAGCTAAATAAGTGTTGGCAATTTTTGCTCCGTCAGGACTTATTAATTCTGGGGTAGCATCTTCTGAAAATGGTTGTAGTTGATAATCGCTCATTATTCTAATACACTAAATACTCTATTGAAGAAACCTTCTTTAGTTGCTGCTTTCGCTAAAAAATTTGGATTGTCCTCGTCAGCGTCAATGAGCATAACTTTCTCAGGTATATCCATGGTGCTTTCGATTTTGTAACGTTGAACCCGATTTTTTCGAATATACGTATTACAATCATGCTTTGATCCAGTGAACAAAATTTCACCATCAAGCGTTTTAATATTTAATTTTTTCATGCGGTAGTTCTCCTATTAATAAGTTAGTGTAACACGTCGGGGGCGTCATGTCAAGAACTTTTTTTGTATTAGGTTTATAGTTTGCACCGGAATTGGTTTTTTGAAAAATCATGGTTGTACACGTGTGGGGTAGTCCGTTTATAGGGGCTTAGAACGGGTCTAATAACCGCCCCCGGTTGGCACGATTCTTGCCAATAGGTAATGGCAAATTGCGTGCCAATAACCTGGATCGCTTATACCGATTCGGTATATCAAATCTATTGACTCGAATCGGAAAATCGTGTTATTGTATCTTTACTGACTCGGGAGAAAAATCATGGCTAGAAAATTATTTACATCAGCTTCACTTTATACCCTTGAAAATGATATCGTTCACGTTCACGTCGCGTGGATGGACAAGGATTATAATTCTGACTCGCTGAAATTCCTTGCCGAAGGTTATCAACACGCGGTAGAATTGCTTGATACGCTCTTCGGTAATTGGACTGACTGCGACCAGTCAATAGCAAGGAGCGCATAATGGGATACTATAAAGACAAGGCAATCGAGCAAGAAGAATCCGAGATGGCTTTGGATTTTGACGAACGCAACTACACAGACGGCGGGTACTGGTCAGAACGTGATGCTGAACGTGTAATGGCAGAACATGACGAACTGACTCGAATCGAAAATCAAGCGAAGCTTGAAGACGAACGCCGCACAATTGGAGGATGGTAAAATGAAGAATTTTCTAATCGCAATGGCTTTGATTGTTGGACTGCCAAGTTTTTTCATCGGCACATACAAATTGTTCGAGGTGATTGATTGCAACACGGCACAAAAGAATCTACGATTCATTGATGCCTGCATCACAGATGATAATTGTAATCTAACAGCACGCGACAGACAGAGCGCAGAAAGCTGGACACGATTAAAATTGGCACGATGCCACTCGAAAGACTAACTCAATAGCCCCGCCGAGGCGGGGCTTTTTTCTGTCTGATCCCTGGAACCAGGCAAATGCGAATGAGAATCATTCGCATTGGCGCGCCATTTTACCATATACACCCCTAGCCTGTCAATACGTATATCTACCTATTGCATATATCGTTTGGTTATGAGACAATCGGGTGTTATGTTAGAAAAATATAATATAAATAGAATAAAGGGGTGGGGGGTGGGCGCCAGTGAGTGACGGCAGTATTTTGTACGTGTGTTACGTCCGAAAATATGTGCTTGACAATTGGTGGTGATTCGTGATAAAATAAATTATTAACTGGAAGAATAAGATGGATATAAGAGATACCGAAAGAGAACAGACCCTCAAGGAGATAAACTAATGCCGAAGAATAGAAAAAGAGTATTACAAAAAGGGGGCAAAAGCGTGAGCATACGTACCAAACACAAAATTGGTGGGCGTAAGGCTAGCAAAGGCACAAATGAAATGAGCAATACTGAATTGACAGGCTTGTTAAATAAGGTCAACAAGCGTGATCGTAACAAGCTACGCCGCGCTATACTAGCGCGATTCAAAGATCTCCCAAGCTAGGTGCAGACCTAGCACACTTTGCCCTCCGCTGTCAAGGCGGAGGGCCTTTTTAAATGAGAATCGTTCGCATTCGGGCACCCTCGCAGGTGCGAGGGTGCCCCGCTACGCGGGGCATGTCAAGCGTTTTATTTGCTTATTTCGCTTGTGCCGTACTTGATTTTCTGGTAAACTAAAAACTTGATTTTGGGAGAACAAAATGTTTGATAGAATATTCGATTTTTTGGAAAGCGTATGGGAATGGATTATTCCCTTTGTGATCATTGACCAATACGAGCAGGGCGTCGTCCTGAGATTCGGAAAATTCCAGCGTATCTTAAACCCCGGTCTGCGCTGGATTATCCCGCTAGGTGTAGATGCTGTAAAATATGAAACCGTTGTAAGGCAAACGGCATATCTCGATGTGCAGTCCATTACTAGCCAAGATGGAAAGTCAGTCAGCGTATCAGCAATTGTTGTGTTTACTATTACCAATATTCGCAAATTCCTGTTAGAAATTGACGAAGGTGAAACCGATATGACTAACATGGTCTATGGCATCATAACGGATTTTGTCGAGTCAACGATTTGGATAAACATTAGAGGAAAAAACTTCAACAAAAAAGTATTAGAAAAATGTCGCCGCGACTGTGAAAATTATTGCGGCGTGAAAATTATTTCAATCAAATGGTCAGACAAAGCAACTGCAAGGAATATCAGATTATGGAACGATTAAACGGCTTTTGTAAGGGGGTATCTGCGGGCTTTATTATATGGTTTATTATTGCCCTTATGATTCTATCCGGTTGTGCTAGTTCGCCGGTCGCTATGCCTTACAACAAGATCGAAAGCGAATACAATATTACGACAACTACAATTCTTGTCCACTGGTATAACTCGGAACAAGAGTTGCAACTATCATTAGGGCATCGCGGTATAGCTGGATTTTCAGAATGTGAATTGCGTCCCGACTTCAATACATCGTTTTGTGAATTGTGGTTAGTGCGGCCGATAGATGCTAACGATTATTACTCATTCGATACTATCGGTCACGAATTCTATCACGCACTAGCAGGGGGTTTCCATGACTAAACAACTTAATTCTTTGGTGTGGGCATTGCTGTTTACTATAGGCTTGTTCGCTGGCGTATTGGTCGGACTGTTTACAGTGTGGCTTTTGTCATGATTAAGGTGGGTAATAGAGTAAGAATTAAAAACTACTCAAAAACGTTAAACGGGGAAAAAGGAACTGTAGTACGGCGCGATGGATACTATGTTTATGTTTATCCCGATTGCCAACCGAATAACACCAAATACCCGCTTGAATTGTATGACTGCGAATTGGAAAAACTGCCATGCAAATAAAAAATTTCGGCATCCGTGATATTGAAAGCGTATGCGAAAACACCACGCGCAGAATGAAAACGGCACATTACACGTTGCTAGATTCTACCTGCGCACAAGCGAAAAAAGAATTACGCAACTTGCGTATAAACTGCAAAAAATTTGGAGACGATGATGCGAAAATATTGGAATCCGGTTGTAGCTAGAAAACATTACAATGGTGTAACGATTGGTTACATCGTTGGATGGAAACACATTCACTGTAACTTTGTGCGAAACATTCGTGCTGGTTTGATTTTCAAAAAGTTGGGTGATGCGTTACGGTTCAGAGATAATATGGAACGCAAGCGTACTTGCCCGTATGTCGAATTTGAGATAATCGAGGGGGAAGATAAAACCAGAGTCTAAGACTCCAAGGACGTACCACAAAAGCCTTGCAAATGCAAGGCTTTTTTGTAAATAAATCGCTTGACAAGCCCGGTGTAGTCGGGCACCCTCCCACCGGGAGGGTGCCCAAATGCGAATACGTCTCATTCGTATTGGGGCACCCTCGCAGGTGCGAGGGTGCCCCACCTAAAACCTGGTGTCAATAGGTATTTCTACCTATATACTATTTTTCTGATCGGCGTATACTCTCTTTATCGGATCGGGACAGAGAGAAATTAACCCCTCTCATTAAACAAGAATTTGGTTGTTTAGGAAAACTGCCCCATACCGGTCTAGCAAGAGAAGTGAAAAGAAAGGCTAATCGAAACCACTTGAGCTAGTAGGAGCATCGGAGATTGGAACCTTTAAGAATGGTCAAAGGGTGAGTCAAAGAAGATGGTCCACCTTCCCCACCTTCGGGTGGGGATTTATTCAAAGAGATAACGCTTAGGCGAGATTTCAAGGGTAGAGAAGCCTAAACTCTTTAAAATTAAGGGCCGACAGATACTCGGGATACAAAATTATCAGAGGAACCAGCCTCTTTAAAAATTTGCAGAGAACAGCTGCCATAAAAAAATCACGCGCCCCCCATCTTCGGATGGGGGGCTTTTTTTGTCTAAAATAAACGCTTGACAACGCTTGACAGATAGGGCACCCTCACACCTGTGAGGGTGCCCTAATGCGAATGCGTCTCATTCGCATTCAGCGCCCGCCGAGCAAAAGACGTTACTCTAATTGTATCACATACGCCTAAGAATGTCAACACTTATTTTCGATATTATGTCAAATCGGGCACCCTCGCAGGTGCGAGGGTGCCCGCTGCGCGGGCGCGTGTCAAGCGATTTATTTTCTTTTTTGCTTGACTTATCCCTGGAGCATGTGCTAGGCAATAGACCACGATATTTTACAACGTGCGGAATTTTCGTGCTATACTTGGTGGCTGGCACTACTCACAAGAGAATTTGACCATGTTTAAACGCATCCATACTTATGATCTCGACGGGGTTCTGGTTGATACCGCGCACAGATACCGCAACTTGCCAGACGGTAGCATTGATATGCCCTACTGGAACAAGAACCACACCGAAGAAAAAATAGCGCAGGACAAAATTTTGCCGCTGGCAAAACAATTCCTTGCCGACTGTTTAAACCCGGAAACGTATTGCATACTGTGTACTGTTCGCACAATGCACATACTAGATATTGCGTTTATCGTTGGACGGTTGGGCGCTCCCGACAATTTGCTTATGGTGGGTGAACCCCGCCCGCCATATTCGCTCGACTACATTTTAAAACGTCGCGCACTAACCCGCATTTTTAATTTGCGGCAATTTTCTAAGCTACCGAAAAAACTTTGGGAGGATAACATTCGCAACATTGAAAACCTACAAAACCTTTTTGATCGTTGCTACTATGTCCCGTCACGCATCACCGCAAGGAATTAAAACGATGAGACAAAAAACTTTTTTGGTAATGGATACTGAAACTACGGGCATTGCGTCAAAGGCTATGGTTTTCGACTTTGCATATGTGATTGCCACGCGTACCAAAATTTTGTGCGAGCGCAAATTTTTAATACGCGAAATTCTAACTAACCCACGCGTGATGTTAGGCGCGCTTTACGATAGAACATGGCGCGATATGATGGGGGGTAAACTGTTTCATCATTACATACCCGGCTTGCATAGCGGCGAACTAGAATTATTTGGCTGGCGCGATGCGTTACAAATTATGCGCGATGACGTTTTGACTTTCGGCGTTGATGTTATATGCGCGTATAACCTGCCATTCGATTTGGGCGCGTTAAACAAAACGCATCAACGTATCACCGAAAAGAATATTAACCTTTCGCGTTTTGACTTGTTATGCCTTTGGGAATTTTCCTGCTCGACTGTTTGCAAGGAAGCGTTATATCATCAAGTAGCGCGACAGCAGGGACAAGCGACCGGATGGATTACACCGGCCAACAACGTACGAACTAACGCGGAGAAAGTTTACGCATTCTTATCCGGTGATTTGAATTTTGTGGAATCGCATACTGCGTTAGAGGATGCACAAATCGAAACCGAAATTTTGCAACGCCTGTTAGCAAAACGCAAAACGATCCCGTACAATGTGCTAGATCATATGCCGTGGCGCAAGGCGCAGCAAATCAACGGTCAGATGTTTTGACCATCACCCAAGAGGAAAAGAAAATGACCGAAACAAAGGTAAACTACGATGATGAAACCACGACCAAAATCGTGGAAGCGTACAAGATTGGCGAATCCGATGATCAGCGTAAAGCAATTCTGGAAACGCTGTCAGCGGAGACTGGTAAGACAGTCAAAAGCCTGCGCGCTAAACTGGTCCGGGAGGGTGTGTACGTTAAACAGACGTACAAGACCAAGACCGGCGCGAAAGCGGAAACCAAGGAAACGATTGTCGAATCAATCGCTGTTCTGATGGATGTTACCGCAGAGCAACTTGGCGGATTGGAGAAAGCAACGAAACCCGCGCTGCTGAGAATCCGTAAGCAATTCCGGGGTGCTTACGCCGCACTTGCTGGCGAAGATGAGGCGGGAGAGGAAGCGGCAGAATAGCCGAAAATCCCTAGCACGAAATTTGGCCCGCGTCAAGGCGCGGGCCTTTTTTTCTTTGAAAAAAACGCTTGACAAGCCCCGCTACGCGGGGCACCCTCGCACCTGCGAGGGTGCCCGAATGCGAATGATTCCCATTCGCATTCGCGAGGGTGCCCGCCCTCCCACCCTGCGAGGGTGCCCGATCCAAAAAACCGTGTCAATACGTATATTTACCTATTGACAAGATATGCCTCAACGTGGTAAACTAAAGGGTTAAGACATTTTCCTTATATTAGAAAAAGCTAATATACGTAACCGGCAAGATATTACCCATTCACACTATCGAGCGCAAGCGGCGCTTGCGCCAGTACCTAGTGCCTGGTGGAGCCTTTTTTAATTACATGCGCATCCGCGCCAGTATACCACGTCGGCATTTCAAAGTCAAGTCGAAAATTTTTTTCTTGACATTACCTGGCCCCCGTGATATAATATATTTATCAGATGGAAAAGAGCAACAGTATTTAAGGGCAGAAAAAATAGTTCTTGACATCTTCCCCAAAATCAGATATAATAGTATTTCAAATCGAGATACACACAACTGGAGAATAAGCATGACTGACAAAGTAGTTAATTACTCTGACGAGGCCGTTACCGCCCTGCACAACGTGTATGATGGTACCGCATCCGATGAGGATCGTAAGGCACAGGTTGCAGCACTGGCCGAGGAACTCGGCAAATCTGCTGCATCTATCCGCGCTAAGCTGACCCGTGAGGGCATTTATGTAGCACTGACCAAGGCCCCAGCTGGTAAAGCACCGGTTCGCAAGGCCACTCTGGTACAGGACATCGCTGATGCACTTAAGGTCGATGTAGACGTGATCGGTTCGCTAGAGAAAGCAACCAAGAACACACTGGAGCGCATCCTCAAAGCTCTCTAAGAGCAACAAAAATGCAAGGACCAGGTGGGAAACTACCTGGTCCGTTTTTATGCGCTCTGCGCCAGTAGCTGACAGCTTCTCCCATTATAGTATACCATATTGGCATAAACAAGTCAAGTTGAAGATTTCCCGCCTAACTGGCGCGCTTCGCGCGCAATACGGGCAATAAACGCACTTAAAGTGACTTATATGCACATATTCGAGCATTTAGCGAGATTTAAGCATGGTATACCCCTGTAGTAGTCTATATTGACCCCCCTGTTGCCACGAAGTGGGGATAAAGTACACATAATTGCCGCCGGAGGCGGCCAGTGTGACAATTAAAGGTTGTATACGTGAGAAAAACTTGACTTGACATTTTCTTGGTGCGCCCCGACCTGTAGTAAAAAAGGTCTATTTTTAGCAACCTCGAATTAAATAATCATCTATATTGCCATTTTAGGCAATATAGATGATTATTTAAAAATTCAAATACAAAAAAGGCCCACATCCGCAATGATGTAGGCCTTCCCGGAGTAACGCTTATGAGCAATGAGCGTAACTTAATTGTCAAATTTTAATTTTACTACTTACCCTTATGTAGTATAGTTATAGGATCATAATTATCTGTCTGTTTTTGCATTTCCTGGCGTATACTATCCACCTCAGCAAGAGTAGTAATTTGTCCTAATGTATCCTCTAGGGTATATGCCATATCTACTACAGTGTTTGATAGAACCTTTAATGTGGCTTTTGGAGCCTTATCGAGCCCTGGAAGCTTAATATCAAGTGCATCTTCGACACTTCTCACAATTTGTAGCTTAGTAACGGGCGTTTCACCTAACTTAGTAACATACCCCCTAGTAAGATATAATCCATCTTTAGACAATTTAGATATAATAGATTTCTTCGGTTTATTCAATATAGTACAAAGTTTAAGTACAGTCTCCATGCACGGATTATCGCAGTATATATCATGCAGCTTTTTAGTCTCATTCATAGTGTATGAACTAGCCATCTATTTCTTCCTTTTTCCAGTAAAAAGGATAACTCCCGCCCTGGCCGCCTCCGGCGGCAAGTGGCGCAATATCAGGCGTTATACCTCCAGCGGCAAGTGGCACACCATTTTGTCTACATAATTTGTCAAATTTCTCATATTTGTAAACAGCCTCTAGTTGTGCTAATTGTGATTCTAGCAAATGCAGTTGAGTTCTTTTTATGTTTACTTCATTCTGTAAATATTGTATGTCGTCTTTCATAATCTTAAATCGTCCTCTGTGTTCTCTTTAGGTTTTTCTAAGCTACCCTTCCAATTATCAGTAGCAAAGCCCTTTGAATCTTCGTAAGTATCCCCCATCATTTGCATAATACCTGGAGGTATGTTATTATCTTTAGGTTGTGCACTCATTAATTGTGATATTACAGAATCTGCACTCTTAGGTACTTTATCCCAATCACTAAAACATAGTATCATATCAGTACTTCTATGATTACCATACCAACACCAACCTTGTATATGTAAGTGCTTCATACACACACTTGAATCATTAAAAAATTCTACATTTTTAAATTCTTCTTTACAATCACTAACACTATAGTTAGTAGCGTAGCCTTGATTACTGTCTCTTAATGTAGATATGTATCTACCGTCAAACATTTGTGCTGGCCAATATAAATGTTTAATAAGTCCATTCTTTTGTGGACCTCTACCTTTACCCCATTTCTTTTCTCCAGTAGCTGGATCAAGATAAGTACTAGAAAGTCCTTGTCCTAGAAAAACATCTACTTTATATACATCTTCTATATTATCAACGTCAATACCATGAACCCAAGTCATATAACTACGGTTAAGTACATTTCTAGCACCTAGCAAAGCTAATGGAACTCCAGTACAAGCAGCTGTATCACCATATGCTTGTTTAGTGTCTGGTTTCCAATAATTGCTGGGAGCCTTTAAATATCTAAGTAATGTAAAATTGGCAAAATCCCTAGTATGTACCGTTTTATTACCAATTTGTATACGATGTTTCGGTTCCACAAATAATAAGTCATACAGGTTGCCATGTTTACACAATTGACCGTATACAGTTGCTATTTGTTTTAATTCTGTTGTTGATAATTTAGGTATCTTACGAGTACTCCTTTCCCAACAATCTTGAGTTAAGTAAGTTAAATATCCTTCATCCAATATATCTCTCATTCCATCTCCTAGCTGATTTAGCCCAATGGCCGCCTTTGGCGGCAAATAGGCCAATACTTTATTATTATACGTTATAGTTACTCTCGTAACACTGTCTTTTTCACCAATAAAAATAATTAAAAAAAATATGATTATAAGTGAGAAAAATTTCTCCATTTAAGGGAGGCTGCCACGCCGTAAGTTGGATCCTCCTAAAAGGCACCTCCAAAATACTGCTACCAGCCTCCCTACGGGAAATTTTTCATTTATAAAAAGCTCTAGATCGCTCAATATAACTAATATTATATCATACTCGGAAGCAATTGTCAAGAACTATTTTTGAGTTAGGGGTTATGTTCTTCGATTAGTGCTAGTCGCTATATAGTTTAGAAATCTCGACTTGATTATCGTTGCTTGTTGTGATATAATATATTATAAGTCGAAGGAGCATACGTTGAAAGTGAACTGCTACATAATTAAAGAAGTTAATGGGGTATATGTACGTTCTTTAGAGTCGGTTGAAGAAGTTCAACCTGGTTCTGTTATTGAGTGGATTGATGACTATAACGTTAACTCAGCCTATGGTAACACGAAAGAATTTATTCGTATCGCGGAGATTGGTTAATGAATTATATGTTAGTACAACGCACTGGTGATGATGTTAGTAAGCCTTGCGAAATTATTCAAATGTTCACTGATGATCAAATACTATTACTTGGTGAGTTTGTACAAGACGCTATAGATAGAGATATTTATGAGCCAGGTGCTCGTGTAGCTGGTACATTCATGCATTTACTAAAACAACGGGAGAATAAGACCCTATGAAAGTTAGACAGTTAATGAGTATGCTTAGTAGATGTGATCCTGACTTGGAAGTATATGTGCAGGATGCAAATTGTGCTGTAGCCGATAAACTGGAGTGTGCTTGGGAAAGTGTATATAACACTGAAGATTATTGGGAAGGTGGTGGTATTACTGAAGAATTAGCAGATGGTACTAAGTATGTAGTGGTGGGTGCATGACTGAAGTATGGGTTTTATCTTGGATTTTTGTTATGGGTACATTTACTCACATGATTTGTAAAGAATGGTAATAGTCTGGATCATATTTGTTATTGCTCTCCTTATACTATGTTTCATGCTACCTAGTGGTGGTGGATCATGGGTAAAACGTGACGGTACGATTATCGAGTGGGATGGTGAGGGTAATAGTTGGAAGCTAGACCCTGATGGTACATTACATGAGTATTTAAATGATGGACATTAGAAGTGGCGCTAAGTACCCAGCAGGAGCATTGTCTAACTTTGCTCCTCACCCGTTTGTATTTCGTGAGTGTCAAATAAACTCTATGGAAGGATTTTTGCAGGGTCTGAAGTTCGCTCATCCGGGGATACAGTGCGAAGTGTTTGAAATGGTAGGGGCAGCAGCTAAGTCTCGTGGTAGACGTAAGAACTATGGTTCAACATTGTGGTTCCAAGGTAACCCAATTTGCAGATTTAGCGATGAATACCAGGTCTTGTTAAATGATGTTTACCTAGCTATGTTCACTCAAAATAAGAAGGCTAGGGCAGCATTGTTAGCTAGTGGTTCAGCTGTGTTGAAGCATTCAATTGGTAGACAAAAACAGGCTGATACAGTACTTACTCGTACAGAATTTTGTAGTAGATTAATGAGGATTAGGGATGTGGTTTAAACGTGGAACATCATACGCCTGGCTAGAACATGGGTATTGTATCTATTTTAATCCAGTAGGGGAATTTCGTACAGCAGTTGATATTAGTGTATCATGGCTACTTGATTGTGGTTGGATTAATTGCAAAGACATTCATGTGCCGCAAAAATATCTTAACTATATTAAGGAGAACATTACGTGAAAGAAGGTGAGGTAATAATTTTACTTATAACTGGTCTATGTTCTGTTTTTGCATTTGCAGGATTAGGTTTAGGTTTAATATGGGAACATAATGTACTTGGGTTTGGTTATTTATATGGTGCTTTTATGCTATTTTGGTTATCAACTGGTATTATTAGAGGAGTTAAATGATGAAACAGTGGCAATTATTTTTAATACTTAGTGCTATTTACGTTAGTCATGTTATACCTGACGTCGGTAATCTAGTATTAAGTGGAATATGTTTAGTAACTGCTGTAGTATATGGGGTAATAGGTGAGTAAAAAAGATTTACAACGTGATTTAATGTGGTTGATCTCAGAAATTTTAGTAGATCATAAATTAGGACGTTTAAGTGTTGACTCAGAGGATTGTGCTATGTCATTAAAAGAAAAGTATGGGGATTTGGAGGATTCGTGAGAGAATATACAAGAAATGTTGATGCGTGTGTAAATAACCGCTATCAAAATTTTGAAGATCATAAGCGTGTGGTAACTGTCTGCTCCGGCGGATGCTTGCGTTCGCCTACCGCTGCCGTAGTACTAGCAGGTGATCCCTGGAATTATAATACTCGTAGTGCTGGCTTAACTGAAGCATTTGCTATTGTATTATTCGATGATATTTTGTTTCATTGGGCAGATGAGATCGTAGTTATGGAACAGCACATGAAAAATGAAATTAGACTACGTTGGCCTAATTCAGATAAGCCTATCATTGTTTTAAACATCCGCGATAACTATAGTTATCGTGATACTGAATTAATGCGTTTAATTAGGGAAAGGTATACACAGTATGAACAACTATAGGTTAAAAATAGATTCTAAAAATCATGGTACTTATACATATCGTATTGAAAAATTACAAGATTATGAGTTTGGTGATGATTGGATTCAGTTCGCTATGTTTATATCAGGTAGTACTGACAAAGAAGAACTCATTGAAAATGCCAAAAATGTGGTTAAAGAATTTAACAGTATTATAGGGGAATTTAAATTATGATGAATCATGAAAAGGTATATAGTAAAGTAGTTAAAAGAGATACTGCATTTAAAGCAGACTTAATAGCTTCACATCAGAAATTGCCTATGTTTACATTTGATACATTGGAAATGGGAATGTGGGCCGCTGCTTATAGTGGTTGGGTATTGGGGAAATTTGGCCCAGTAGTGCTTGAACAACGAAGTGCTGAATGGAAATTATTATGAGCAGAACAGATTGGAGATTTCCTAGACGTAAAGAACGTAAAGCTGAGGCAAAAGAACGCCAGGAGTATTGTAATTCTTTGAATATAGAACAGCGTATTACAGTTGCTGAGGACAGACGTGGGGATTCTAAAAAGGAATTGATTAAACTGAGGAAATTACTATGAGTGATGGGATTTTTGCAGTATTTACGCTGTTCTTTGCAATACTTATAGGTTTATTTTCCATGGCTGGAATTCAAACTCTATTAACTGATACAGGTGAAATAACGCCAAATGAATTTTATACCGCAGTTGTTACTTGTGAGAACAATGATGGATTAAAACATTTACATGTTTTAAGTGGCAGTATTTATTGCAATGATGGTGCAAAATTTAGGAGTACAAAAGAATGAAAGTAACAATTAAATTATCACAAAAACAGGAAGATAAGTTATTTTTAGCTATACTAGAAAATGGTATGAAAAATAGCTTTGAAGAAATAGAAAGACTCGATGAAAAAGTCGAGTTACCAGATTATCAAAAAGTTGACTATTATGATGCTGTAGAGTATTTAAAAGCGGCAAAAATCATTTATGGTTGGCATAGTGTAGACACCTCTGTACTAGATAAGTTTGAATTGTAATGGTTAATTTTCTCGCTTATGTAATATTAATCTTTATTGCGGTGGCTTTATTGTGGGCATCAGATGATGATAATTTGTGTGAGTATGCAGAAGCAGAAATTGCTGCATTTGGTATGTGTGCTATGGACACAATGTGTTTTACTAATCCCGATGATTATGCAAATGTAACTTTCTTTTTAGAAATAGGTAAAAAATATTGTAATAAGGAAAAAGAATGAATATGATAATTCATAAAGCTGAAATGTTTCCCGCGGTTAAGATACCCATAGGTAGTAAAGGAATGAAAGCTGCTGAATTTGAAATAAAAAGACTTAAAGCTTTATGTGATACTAGATTATGTGAAATCAATAGTTTAGGGGATATAGTAGAACAGGGCCTTTGTAGATATAATTGTCGCAGACGTGCAGATATTTGGAAGGATGGATTTAATTTCTCTGAAATGGTATCAGGATATACAGCGGATGAAGCATATAAAATATGGAAGGAAGATAATGAATGAAGAAGTAACATATTTAGAATTTGAAGATGAAGAAGATTCTAGATCAATGGTATACAAAGATGAAGAACGCACATCATTTAGAATTATGGTACAGCCTGAAATGTATTTGCTTGCTTTGATTGATGATCCTAAAGCAATTCAAGGTGATGTATTACCTGCAGTGAGACAATTAATGGATGCGGCATATGAACAAGGTAAACAACTAGGGAAATCATTGTAATGAGGATGCGAGCAAATGCACGATTAGCCTACGGTGTAATCGTAGATGAAGAAAAAATATATGATATTATAGGGGAAGTATATGAAGATGGTTTCTATGAATATATGGAAGATAATTATCCATCATTAGATATAACTTCTTGTGGTGCTGATATGTGTGAATTATATGTGGTTGGCCCCATGAATAATTCTAAAAGTGTAGAGTGGGGAGAATGGTTAAAAATCACGAGAAAAGATTTAAAAGATCCCTGGCATACTGTAGAGTTGGCTAAGTTTTGTGAAGATCACAAAATAGATGATTACTATGGTTGGTATTTAGGGGCATATTTTGGCTGAAATGAATAAGGAAAGATTAATGGAAGTAACATATAAACAAGGCATGACCACAGTTTGGACCGATGGGGAGAAAATAATAATAAAAAACCCCACCGGTTTTACTCATGTAAAAGCTAATGTTGAAAATATATTTGGAATGGGTGAGTATGATAAGATTGCTGATACTCACTATACAATGGATGAAGGCGTTGGCAGATTAAATACTGTTGCCAGGGAATGGAAAATGGTAGGAGGATATATTCCTCAACGTGCACTAGACGATCTAGAAGCACAAGGCAAGGATGAAAGTTTAATTGATAAATATTTCGGAGGTACTTAATGTTTGGAACAATAATTGATGTACTTGGTACATTTACATTTGCACTAGGTTGGCTTATACTTATTTATGGATTGTGGCGCAATCAACGTGTGGCTAAGAAATCTCCTCTAGTAGATAATACTAATTTTGGGCCACGTGTAGCAGCTATCGTAGAAGTAATACTACATCCTGACCATGCTGCTTACTGGAAAAACCCTAACGGAACTAGAGTGTTTCCGGCACTGGGTCAAGATTCTAGTGAACAATTTGGTATCAGAGAAGATGATGGTAAAACAACCTGAATTTATAGATGTACCTAGCAAAGCAATATTAGATGGCGTTTCCCCTAATATAATTAAAGGAATTGAAGCGGCCGATCAAAATACAATAGTGGAGAAAATAGAGTGGACCACCGAAGGCTTAAGAGTGTGGCTAACACCGAGGAACTTGGAAAACAGTTGCTCACAGAAGCAAGAGTCTCCTTCAGATACTGGCACTCTAGTAAATCCTGTAGAGAACACATGAATAATCCATACTTTGATAAAACTCAATGTATGGATATTCTTGATGCATTTGATGATAAAGATGAAAAGAGGTTAGCATGAAAAGAGTAATAACATTTGGGCCATATGAATGGTCAGAAAAAGGTTTTTGGTTTCAAAGAGACTATGTTCAAGAAGGTGCAGTTAGAGTTATTGATAATAGATTACTTCAAGCTGTACCACATACAATAGAATTTGACGAACCTAAATATGATACGAAAACTCAAAGTATGGAAACTAGCGAAAAAGTATGGGCTTGGGTACCTATAGATGATTGAGAAAGAAACACTTATAGCAGTAATGGCTATATTAACCGAACGTAAAAATTTAGCAGAATATAAATTTGCTCAAGGTCAAAAAGAATACGGTTTTATTGTACAAGAATTAGAAGAACAACAAAAAATATTCAGAAGATTACTTAACAGTTTACATACAATATGATTGTAGATAATAAGTGTTGTAAGTGTAATTATAAGTGGAAAGATCAACCTGGAGCATTTGCTACCTATAGAGACGAAAGAGGTGCACATTGTCCCAGGTGCGGATCTGTATATTTTAAATGGGTAAGTTATCGAAATGATCTAAGGAATCATCAAAAAGATTTTCTGACTTGATATTTCTTGAAAATTCTGTATAATATATATTATAGATTTTTCATAAAATATTTAAGGATAAACATATGCAACCTAAGATTTTAGTAGACTCTCTGGATTTAGTATTTCAAGAGGCTAAGATTACTCATCCATATTTTCAAAGTTGGTGGGATGAACTTAAGGATGTGATTGACGAAGCTTATCCTGATCTTACATCGATTCAAATTGGTCGTAAGTATGTCATGGAGACAAAGAAAGGACGTGCTATTGTACAGGTAACGAAAGAAAATCAAAAGACTTGGGTCATGTACGAACTGGAGGGTTCGTCTCGTCCTGGTTGTCGTTGGATGATTGGTAAGACTTGGTGTACTGCCGAAAAAATTCAGGCTGTTACCACAGATGCTGTCATTCCCAACACTGTGAGAGTGAAATAATATGACATATAGAAAATGGGAAACTGAAGTTGATAACTTTATGGTAGTAAAGTATGGTGTAGGGATTGATGACATTCCTGATATGCCTTATCGCGATTGGTGGAAGAACGATATGCCAGTTAAAGATGCTGTCAAAGAAGCTATCCGCATAGTTAATGAAGGAGGATTTTAATATGAAAGCAGGAAGTACAGTTATAAAGAGATGTAATTGTAAATCTAAATATCAAGATTCAGTTCATGGTAAAGATTTGAGAGTACATACTGTAGGGTCTGACAAAAGTGGAACTCAATCTATAAATTGTACTATTTGTGGTCCTTCACCTAAATCAATATCTCGTTTAGTGTCTCATGGACGAGTGCACAATAAGAAAATACACGGATGAATGATGCACAAAAAGAAAGACTTATAAAATTGATAGAGGAATGTGGAGAAGTAATCCAGATTGCCTCTAAAACTTTACAGTACGGATTTAACGAAAGATATAAAGATAACTCAGATAATAGAGAACGTCTAGAAAAGGAAATAGCAGACGTTCTTTTTTGGGTGCTCATGTTAAATGAGTATGATGATATTAAATTAAATAATATAGATGATTATTTAGTATCAGAAGAAATATATAAAAGAAAAATGGAATATTCACAATATCAACCTGAGAGTACGTGGAAATGACTAATTCAGCTTTAGGAAAAGTATTTGATACTCTTTTAAATGCTATCAATTTATTCAGATTTTGGATAGTATTAGACCCATTTGAACAGGGAATTATATTAAGACTAGGAGAATTTCATAGAGAAGTAGGTCCTGGTTTTCATTGGCGGAGAGCTTTTAATGTTGATAGACTACTTTGGTTAAATGTACGTAAAAAAACCAGGGATAGTTGGGAAATGACTCTAACTTCTAAAGATAATAAACCTATAACTATGTCGTTTGATATGATTGTGGAAGTAGTTAATGCCAAAAAAGCATTATTAGCTGTAGATAGTTGGACTAGTGTAGCATATACTACTTCTAAAATTATGTTATCACAAATAGTAGCTAATACCAATGCTAGTTGTATAAATGGTTCAGATTTTGCTAAAAAAGTACATAATACTATTAATCTTGTAGTACAAAATTATGGTGTTGAAGTAACTGAGTTCGGTTTAACCGATATGGCACAAAGTAAAGCTTATCGTGTATTCACGGGGGCAAGTAAATGATAAAGGAAAAACGAATTTTAAGTCAATTACAACTACTATTAAACGGTAAAAATGCAAGAATTAGAGACTTAACTGGAGAAATAACAGAATTAAAAAGGAAATTAAATCACAGTATCCTAGTAGTATCTAGACTAGATAAAAAACTTATAGAACTAGATAAAAACGATAAAAAATCTTGACTTGATAATTTTTGAAAAAGCTGTATAATATATATATAGATTGGGGAAAGGTATCTAACGTGAAAGTTTTATTGATAATGGTTGTGGCAGTGGTAGCACTTAATTGGTTATACACAGTAGCACCTGGATATGCAGTTTTTATTGGTGGAGTAGCTTTACTATACGCTATACACAGTGAGTTTGGCTGAGCTAGTTAAAAATAATTCTTGACACCTTGTTCATTTTATGAGATAATATATTTAAGTTTGAAAATTTTGTCTTGAAATGTTATACTAATTTTGATATAATATATAAAGTGAAAAATAAATGAGGAGGCAACATTAAAATGATTGATCCCTCAATACTTAATTGGTCGGTTGTTATTTTTATATTTCTAACTACATGGTTGTTAGTAACTATGGGAGATACTGACGGTAAATAGTTAGCAATGGAAAAATAATTCTTGACAATACGGTGAAAATTTCGTATAATATAGATATAAATTTTAATAACCCGCGAACAAATGAAATCCTCTTGGGAGAGTGTTATTAGTAACGGGTTTAGTCTGCGGATATTAGACTTAAATTCAAGTATGCCCCGCCTGATAAGCGTAAGAACTATCACAGTTTTCCGCCGCTGAGTGGCGGGTTCTATAAATAACCAGCAGGCGCTTGTATGCCAAGCGATGAAATAATAGGCATGGGTTCATTAGCTTCATGATACTATAACCCCGGACTAATAGGTAGAGAGCGACGGCATTCTGCTTTACCGAAAAATAGAAAGCGGTAGATACTGATTATTAGATTAATGTATCGTCAGGTGTCGGAGTCATACGTTCCCCTTGGCGTCATTGCCAGACGTAAAAGGCAAATCTAATCCACGATGAAGAGTTGTTAGTGTTAGATTAGTAAAGGATATAAGGGCTTTGATAGGGGTCTTATACCGGACTTAGAAGCAACTAGTATTTTAAGGTAAACAACCACCGGAAATGCCAGTTAAACTATTCGTCCGCCCCACGACACGGGGCATTTATAATCAAACATATTCATAGAGTATTTTTAATTATGGACAAAGAAAAAGAAGATCAACCAAAGGATTATGTAGAATTTGCAGATTTTCTTAGGGACGAATATAGTTTTTTAACTTGGAATCAAAAGATTTTATATCGTTTGCAAAACCATGTAATCAAGGTAATACTATTTGTTTTTATGGCAGGAATTTTTACTGGAGCTTATTTAGATAAGTTTCAAATATTATAAGGTTTTGGCTCAGAGGTAACGTGCTGCAGCGGTTGTGCTTAACAACCTTAAAGTCGGGTTAAATTATATGGATAAACTAATATGATGGGAATTAAGGGCTGTTTGGAGTCCTGGCTTCGGCCGCAGATAATCTAGGGCGACCTAGAAAAAGGAAGAGATTATTCATATCTTCCACCAGGTGACTGGCCTATCTAAGCAAGCTAATGTGCCCTAACCCCTACGTGGGTTGCTTCAATCATTATAGGTTGGAGATAAGGTCTACACAGTAGAGGAGATAACTGGATTCGCTGCCCTTTCGGGGGATAACCAAGGTCTGGGAACTAACAGGTTGTGCTGAGTGAAGCCTTTAACAAAGCTGTTACACTGTAAGGTAAATTAGTAATATAGCAAGTCCAAGAAAGTAATCGAGGGCGGCTATGTAATATCAACGAGAACGGTGCAATGCCTAGTAACGTGAAGTATAGCTGAGTATCTGACAAGAGAAAGGTATCGGACGGGTTGTATTTTGTAGCTCAAAAAGGTTGCGAATCAACAGAGGTAGCTCGTTTGTGGATAAATGGTTAATTTTAAGTGATTACGCAGGTTCGAATCCTGCCGGGATCGCCAAAATAACATTAGTGTGAAAGGAAACATAATTTATAGTCTCCGTCTAGTGTTATTCTGATGATCCCGTAGCTGAGTCAGGTTTAGCAATTTCATGTCTAGGAATAAACATCGTAAATGATAACATAACTTAATGCAAAGACTACCTCGGTACGATAGTGAAAATAGCTTAAACCTGAACTCACTTAGGTGGGAATTCAGGGTCGGACAGCTCGCAAGGCTAGAAGGTTTGATGGAAAGTCGCACGTAAGGGATTAGCGTCCTTGTACAGCTCTGATTAAAGGGTTGGCGGTACACCGAACATTGAGTAGCAATCGTATGACAGCTCGACACGCCGACGAGTCTAAACTAGGCAGCTATGTAATAGTAGTGGTAGGAACCACTGGATAAAGTCTTAAGATAGAGGGATACGCAACCTCAATTGTACGGGAACTAAAGCTATTACGTAAAAGGTATAATCTCAGCCTTTTAAGAATATTTTAATAAGTGGTGCAGATAAGCTAATAGCGCAGGGGAATACTAATAGTTACGTAACCTGAATCTGAGAATGCTATCAATATGTAGTACGATGCGCTGGTAACTAAGTAATAATTGGAAAACATATATATAGTCAGTAGGTAGAGGTGCAAACTCTAAGTCTGACCACCACTTATTAAAATATTTTTAACACCGGAAAGTCGGACTCATTAGACGCTTCTATTAAATGAAGAATTTCGCAGGAGGATTCCCTGCTCTGGTGGCCAAACTATTGCCGAGGTAACTCAGAGAAAGAGTGCTTGGAGCTTGACTCCAGGAAGTCAGTGGTTGAAGTCCACTTCTCGGCTCCATATTACGCGATTATGTTTTTAATAGACAGTTTATGATTGGATGTATAAGTTTAGGTTCTGCAGAACCACTCTTCAAGAAGGTCAAAGACGATGGTGAAACCCCATCTTTTCGCTCCAAATTATGACGCCGAAGCATATCATTCAGGGATATGGACCGGATAAAGCGTCGCCATATTATTGCGGGATAGAGCAGTCCGGCAGCTCGTTAGCCTCATAAGCTAAAGGTCGGCGGTTCAAATCCGTCTCCCGCTACCAAACAATGGGGTACCATTAATACAAATGTATACATCAAAGGGAAATGCGAATATAGGTGTATTAGAGTTCATTAGGTAAAGTGCGCATTCACTACAAGTAAACAACTTCGGAACTCGCAGATTTATGGAACATGGGTATATATGCCCCACCAAACAATGAGGTCGGACAATAATTATCTGTATCGACGGTAGCTGACAACTCGCATTGAATCATAAGATAGCGCTTATGATGTCTGTCAGACGACCTCGCCAAATTAATGATAGGCGTTCTGCTGCACTAGCAGTATACCGAAAAGCTAACTAAGTTGGAGTAGTGCCCAATGAAACTCACTTTTCGGGGAGCCATATAAAGGTGGATGTTAGATACTGTACAAGTATTGAGGTCATCAATGATTTTGGGGAAGTAGCTCAAGTTGGGAGAGCACCGCCCTTGCAAGGCGAAGGTTGTGGGTTCGATGCCCATCTTCTCCACCAAACAATGAAGTATATACCTAGCGGACTAATGACAGCGGTTGACGAGAAGCCTTTAACGGTCGAGAATATATCGCGATTAACGCTAAGCAGATGACTAGGAAATACTTCGCCAAATTAAGCAGTACCTATCCCCCTATTCCGGTATTGCTAGACTGCTCCACCGTGAGGTGTTGAGCGGACCGAGAGGGTGAAAGCCCTCTTGTTTTTATTTTGCTACTGTAGCTCAGATGGTAGAGCAGCTGTTTTGTAATCAGCAGGTCCTGGGTTCGATGCCTAGTAGTAGCACCAAACATATAGCGGTGTAGAAAGTACTGGTGATAAAGCTGCCTTCCAAGCATGATAGGCGAGTTCGATTCTCGCACACCGCACCAAATTATAGGAAATTATGGGTTTTGTTAAAATATTAACTGGTTGGAAAATGATATTAGGTTCAATGGTTGCGGTAGTAGTTGCTACCGTCAGCTTTTTAGCGTGGGGAGCCGATCAAATGGAACAACAAAAGGTAGTTATAGCTGCACAATCAGCATTAGTACATAATGATTTTTATCAGGAAGGTAGAATAGCTAGAAAAGAAGATCAAATAATAGAGCATACGAGACAATTAGATAGTATGTTATATTTGATAGGGGATGACACTCCTACTTCTAGAGAATCTAGACAAATAGAATATTTAGACAGTGAAATAATAAGATTACGACATGAAATTGAAGAAATAAGAGTATCATTAAACGAAGATGTTAATTGATATAGAAGAATACAATGATGGTTTTTATTATTGGGATGATACGGATGAGTTAATAGGGCCGTTTAAAACATTCCAACAGGCTGAAGTAGCTTTAAGTGCTTGTTTAAAATGGACTTCTAAAGATCATTCAAGAAATACAATACGTAAAATGAAAGATAATATGGGATCGTAGCTCAACGGTAGCAGCAGTGGGCTTTTAACCCAAAGGTTGAGAGTTCGAATCTCTCCGGTCCCACCAGACATACGGTTATGGTCAAGATACCAACAGTTTTAGCAATTAGCTGACATAATTAAGTCAGGTACCGCAAAGGTCAGTGGTATTACCGAACTGTAGCCACATCTAATGCCTGGGCCTAAAAACCCAGGCATTTCTATTTAGGGGAAACAATGTTTCAACACGTAATGTCGTACCCAGATGGTAGAGTAATATACTTTTATCATGATAAGACAGTAACTTATCTAAAGGATGAGGACCCAATAGTAAAAATAAGAATGAAGGAAAAGGATGGACTATCTAATCATGCTACAGATCTATGGAGTGATATCAGTAGCATTAGCAGGCACTAGCTATATTACATTATATAGGCCCGCCATAAAACTATTAGAAGAAATAGTAGAGGGCGATACTCCATATGGAGGATGGTTAGGTTTCACAATATGGAATTTAGCAGCTATAATAGCAGCTCCTTGGACGACCTACATATTATTACAAAACAACAATGAAGAATTTATAGAACGGTTCGCAGTAGTACTAGCAGAAAGAATAATGAAAGAAGATGAAGGCGACGACGAATGATGAAAGATATAATGGTTGATCTAGAAACAATGGACAACGTGGCCTCAGCGGCCATTGTGTCAATTGGTGCAGTACAGTGTGATTTAATAACAGGGGAATTAGGGGCAGAATATTATAGAGTAATTGATCTTAACCAACAAACAGAAATAGGCATGAGTGTAAATTCAGAGACAATCTATTGGTGGTTAGCTCAATCTGATCTGGCACGTGAAGCATTACTAATTAGAGGTAAAATAAGTCTTGACGCTATGTGTGTATCATTTACTAAATGGATACAAAGTATTGACCCATCGGGAGATAAATTAAGACTTTGGGGAAATGGGGCAAGTTTTGACAATGCCATATTAAGATATGCATTTAGGTGTTGTGGATATGATATGCGTAAATTAATAAGGTTTTGGAATGATAGAGACATGAGAACAATAGTCGGTTTCTATCCACGACAGCTACAAGAAAAGTGGCGTAGAAGCAACTACCGTGCAGGTACTGCACATAATGCGTTAGATGACGCTATGTATCAAGTTAAGTACTGTAGCGCGATACTTAAAGATTTAGGAGTTAAGGAGTTATATTAAATGGCAGGACATACGAGCGAGAAACGCTGGAGAAGAAATCAAACAAGTACTAGTGGTCAAGGTATTAGTGATGAAGCGTCACAAATGGCCAATAGATTAGTTACAACATTATTAGATGCTGAACAAATGTTTCTAGAAATGCAGGAATTATTTCAATTTGTAGGAAGCACAGCAGATGGGTTAGCTACACAGTTGTTCGCGGAAGATATTGCGGGTCGAAGTTCACCAGAGAATGTACCAAGTGCAGAAGAATTGGCAATGACCCAAGATCTTATAGATTCTATAACGGCTGGACACGATATATATGAAGCAGCAAATAATCAAGTAGTACCACAGGAAGATAGGTTAGCACAGTTACGTAGAATGTCGTGATTGTATTAAAATGGATTGCATCTTTTTTATTGGAGTTTGTTATACCATTATTATTAATATGGTTTATAGCATCTGTAATTGTACCATGACCGAAGATTATTATAACAAAGTATTAGTGATATCTAAGATAAAATATGAATTACCAGAAGATATACTAGAGGGAATTAAACCACAAATAGAAGAGTGTTATAATAATGGATTTAAACCAAGAAGAACAGTAGAATATTTAGCAATGCATATTTTCGACTTGATTTAGTTTCATATATTTGGTATAATATATAAACTAATGAATTTGGAGAGAAATATGGGTGATAGATTTTACACCCAACAAAAGAACCACAAGCCAGGTCGCAGACTTAAAAAGGATGTGATAAAAGAATTAGAAGTTCTTTTAGGTATACCGGTGAGTGGTCTGGATAGACTTACTATTAAATCTTTAGACGAACTTATAGTAGCTGTGACTTATACAAGGGCTAGTTCTAAGTTAGCAGGGGCTTTAAGGACATTAGCTAAATTATGAAGATTAGACGCTTTACATACACAAAAGATAATGGTGATGTAAGTGACAGAATAGCCATTATAGTGTCGTCACCTAGAAAAAACTATTTAGTATATGACGTTACTAATTTTACAGATAATGAAATAAGACTATTACAGGATGCTATTGAAGAAGCTGATGAATATCGAAGTGATTGTATATCAGAATTTGAAGCAATAACAGGTAAACAGTTAAACCGCCTTTGGCGCTCATTCAAGCCTGGGGGCATTGAATGGACAGAAGGAAATGAAATTTAAATTAGTAAGTGATCTGCACCTGGAGTTCTATGGCGCACGTCCTTTTTACAGACAAGAAGCTCAGCCTGTATGGGAGCCGCCTGTGTGTGAAGATGATAAAGACACCGTTCTGTTGCTTCCAGGGGATATTCATGTTGGATTTAAAGCGTTACCTTGGTTAAATAAGATGTGTGAACGTTTTCACGATGTTGTTTACCTTCTTGGTAATCATGAATTTTACAATCATGAAGTAAATGATGTAAGAAATTTCTGGAAAAATGAAAATGGTTATCCAGATAATTTTACCTTCTTAGATGATGGAATATTATTTATAGAAGGTATAAGAATTATAGGTGGAACTCTTTGGACTCAAGTAACTGATCCACATATGGTTTGGATGGGTCCGAAACGTATGACAGATTATCAACTTACGACAATACGTGAACATGGACAAGTACGTAAAATGAACGTACAAGATACGAATCGAATGCATTTTGAAACAATCAATTACATTCGAGATGAAGTACAAAAGCCATATGAAGGTAAGACGATAGTAATGACTCATCATTTACCTCATCCGCTTTGTGTTCATGAGCGTTTTGTAGGTGATGCTTTAAATGCTTTTTTCATGACGGACTTGGATCATATCATCAGAAATTTTGATATTGATGTATGGTGTCACGGTCATACCCACAACAATGTGGATGTAGTAGTACATGATACACGGATTCTTTGTAATCCTATGGGTTATCATGGCGTATGTTTAAATCAAGATTTTAATAAGGATTTAACTTTTGAGCTTACGACCGGGACGTGATAAGCACAGTGGACCTGGGATGGTCCGCCCTTCAGTAGAGCGGGCCAACCCTTTTAACGGACACGAAGAATTAATGACCGATCCTGTATATTTAATAGGAAACGGTAGAAGTCGAGAACATTTCGATTTAGAAAGATTAAGGGGAAAAGGAACCATTATAGGATGTAACGCTCTATATAGAGAGTTTAGTCCTGATCTACTTATAGTAATTGATAGTAAATTAATTACTGAGGTAAGAAAGTCTAGTTATGAGGGGCAGACTATTATACCTGCCAATAGATCAGTTACTATTCCTAATGCGATGGTTTGGAGAGTAGATAGATTTAATACTTCTGGTTGTTTTGGTATGAAGATGATTGATACATTGATGCGACCAGAAACGTGTTATATGTTAGGCATGGATTGTTATGCTGGTAATGTATATGATGGAACAATAAATTATTCTGATAATACATTACAAAACTTTGCGGGTATTTCCTCATATTATTTGAAAGCATTAAATGCAGCCGATGGTACGATGTTTATAAATGTAAATCCTGTTGATGCTTGGGATAGTTTGGCACATGATAGTGGTAACTATAGTACAATGACATATGACGAATTTGAAACAGTTTTGGGATAGTGGTGGAATTGGTATACACGCTGGTTTTAGGTACCAGTGCTTTGCGGCGTGAGAGTTCGAGTCTCTCCTATCCTACCAAATTGAGATAACAATGCAAATATTGCAAGAAAGAAGAACTTTAGATGATGTATTAAAATCAGGAGTTCGTACATATAGAAATGGATGTAATTATAGATTAGTAAAAGAAATTGATGATAACTATTACTTAGAGTATGGCTGTGATGGTGTATTAGTTAATTTAGTTACGGGCGACGAAAGATTACTTTATAAATGGTTTAGTAAAACTAAGGATAATTTAAGAAGATTAAGTGGTGTAGTACACCCTTTTACTATTGATTACTTATTAAAACAAAGACCTTGTACAGTATGTGGCGGCGCTAAATTTAGAAAGAAACCAGAATGACAAAGGACGAATGGGAAAATATATGTGATCGTTGTGGAAGATGCTGCGGTTTAAGTGTTCCTAGAGACGGTACAGGTATAGCTTGTCCATTATTAGATGTAGAAACTAATCTTTGTAGGAACTATGAAAATCGTTTTAAGATAGAATCTTGCGTAAGACTTAATCCAGAAAATATTATACCTATGTACAATAATAATGTATTACCTAGAACATGTGCATACGTTGAACATATAAATGGGGAAGAAATAACCCCGTGTGAAAAAGCAAGACTCATACCCTTCATGCTAGGTAATATAGAGGGGCAAAATAATTATATAGAAGAACGCAATCGTAGGTTACCGAAAAGAGATGAAAGTTAAATTAGTTAGTTATACACAGCCTAGTCCTGAATTAATTGACGGAGTTAATACTTATGAGTTAGAAGATTTAATCTCATACTGTGCTAGAGTCAGCAATCCAGATAATCAAAGTAATACAGTTACTAACCGCAGACTTTTAAAATATCTAATTAAGCATAAACATTGGTCACCATTTGAAATGGTGAATATTTGTCTGTCAATAGAAGTTACTAGAGACATTGCTAGACAAATATTAAGACATAGAAGTTTTAGTTTTCAAGAGTTTAGTCAACGATATGCAGATCCTACTTGTGAACTTAGTTTTCAAGAACGAGATGCAAGATTACAAGATGAAAGTAATCGTCAAAATTCTTTAGATTGCCAGGATTTAAACCTGGATGCTGAATGGAAATACAAACAACGTGTACTTATTAACGCAGCAGATGATACGTATAGATGGGCAAGATCACACAATATTGCTAAAGAGCAAGCCCGTGCAGTTTTGCCAGAGGGGTGTACTTTATCAAGAATGTACATGAACGGTTCACTACGTAGTTGGATACATTATATACAATTACGTAGTGATGTAACAACACAATTAGAACATAGGGAAGTAGCTAATGCCTGTAAAGATGTAATAGCTGAAATTTTTCCCTTGATAAATGATGTACTGGAAAAAGCAGAGGAGAGTACCGACTCGTGATCCAGAGAGAACGGTTTCCGCAGTCTTTACAGTACGGTATTAAACCTGTATAGATTGTTGTAGGGGACGGTTGGTAGGTAGCAATCGTAAGGCTAGCACTTTTTGCTAAGTCCAACTACATTTTTATCTTGACACTTGTATTAAAATATGAGATAATATATATTAAATAAAGGATAAGACGCGAATATTGGCATAAGTCGCCACGGTCTGTAAAACCGTAGTCTGCTAGACAGGATGTTGGTTCGATTCCAACCTTATCCACCAAATTATTCCAGAGTAGCTTTAATGGTAGAGCGTCCGGCTGTTAACCGGGTGGTTGGGAGTTCGAGTCTCTCCTCTGGAGCCAAATTGATCGTTAATGGTGCTGCGCGATTTAAAATAAGCTTCGTTACTACAGGATGGGGAGTAACCTGTATAATCATCTGCCCCACTAATTTAGGCCGCATAGCTCAACTGGTAGAGCATTCCCCTGTCACGGGAAAGGTTAGGGATTCGAATTCCCTTGTGGTCGCCAAACATCGCGACGTGCCGAATGCAACGGTACTGCTAGTGGGGATTCCACGACTAGCTTAATATTTTGGGTCTTTAGCTCAGCTTGGTAGAGCGCTGCCCTTACAAGACAGATGTCGGCGGTTCGATCCCGTCAAGACCCACCAATTTAAGGAATAGAAATGAGAGAAAAAGAAGTGCCTTAGTTACCTCTAATCGTTGTACGATGATTAGGAGGTGATTAGATGAATGAAGATCGCTTTAAAGGTTGGTCACATCGCCAGAAGTCAATGTGGCTTATGGTAGAGAGTTTTGCCAACCAAGAAATCCCGAAAACGCACGAGAATTGCATGAAAATTCTTAAAGTTGCAAGACCGGGTAAAACAAATCGAGACCGGGGTAAGTAATTACTCCACCAAGCAGCATTAGATTACAGGGTTAAATCACTGGGCCTTCACCCCGGAGAAATCGGTTCGATACCGTTATGCTGTACCAAATAACAGTGAGGTTCGTAGCTTAAATGGATAAAGCCCTCGGATGTGACCCAAGAAGATGCCAGTTCGAATCTGGTCGTTCCTACCACTGTAATAATTCGGAGCATAGCTCAGCCTGGTAGAGCGCCGCGTTTGGGACGCGGAAGTCGAGAGTTCGAATCCCTCTGTTCCGACCAATTTAAGGAATAAAAATGAAAAAAAATTTAGGTTTAATTTTAACCTTACTAATATTTACAGGTATTGTTCAAGCAGCACCTAATTCAACATTTACAGCTACAGCACCAACCCAGTATGAATCTGGAGAAGTTATTCCAGCAACAGATACATTAACATATACTGTTTATTGTGGAGATAAAGCAGGAGGCCCTTACTTATCTTCATTTCCAAATGTATTATTGATCGCTGGAACTGTAATTGATGTAGCACTTTGTGTTAATGGAGTACCAGGCACATATTTTTTTGTAGCTACTGCAACATCTACAGTATTTGCAAGTGAATCATTATTTAGTAATGAAGTTATACGAACTTATAGTGCAGCAGAACTTGGCAGAGTACCAAATGCACCGACATTATTCACAGTACAATGAAAATGATGCTTCTAGCATTAATATTAATGTTAGTAAGTTGTAGTGGTTCTTCTAAACCTCAAAAATGTATGGCTACTTTAACATGGGCAACTCCCACAGAAAGATTAGATGGTACACCGTTAAGTTTAAGTGAATTAAGTAAAATTACTATATACATGAGTGAACAAGAGGATACAGATACTATTTTTTTGGAAAGGGTTGAAGATTTACATGATGTAAATTTTATAACTTGGGAATTAAAAAATTTACCACCAGGCCAACATTGGTTTTATATAACAGTTACTGATATAGAAAATCATATAAGTCCTTTTAGTAATATATTAGGAAAAATTTGTTAAGGTGGCGAAGCTGAATGGCTAAGCAGCGTCCTCATAAGGCGTGCGTCGCTGGTTCGATTCCAGCCGTCACTACCAAGGTATAATATGAAACGTAAAGATTTTATAAAAACAATATTACTTATAGCATTATATACTACAAGTAGTTGGGGGCAACAAATTCCTATATCACCAACTAATTTAATAGTTGATAATACTAGTAATTTATCTCCACCTTTATATGATGAGTTTGTAACATTATTTACTAATATAGCTGAAAGTTCTGCTAATAATTTTGCTGCTGGTGGATTTAATGTTGAAGCCGACGAATACAAAGAGAATGGAATACGAAGTGTATTTTATTCTGGTTATGATAATTTATGGCGAGCTAGAGAATGGGGAATTAGAACAGGTAATTCTGTAATTATAAATCAAGAAGGTTTAGAACGAGCATTAGATGTACAGTTGCATCGTTGGGGTAAAGGTCCAACTCCTGCTTGGCATAGAGCAGCAGATGTTCCTTATCATGCATTGCAACGTGGTGAATCCTATTTTGAAACATATGTAATAATGAATGATTTATTTAGACATATACACGGTTGGCAATCTAGTAATAATCCATTAACAGAAGGTGCTTTTGTATTTGGTAGACTTAATGAATTTGGAAGTGGATTAATTGATACAACTTCACCTTTATGGAAAGAAATAAGATTTACAAGTAAAAGTCGTTCAGTAATGTATTTAGCAAGAGCTAATATTTACTGGGAACGAGCAGGTAATTCTAGGTGGGTGGATCAACAACAAGGGATTGAAACATTACCTTGGTTATATATGGCCATGATAAATCATTTGTATCGTTGGAAACATGAATTTTTAAATCAAGAGAGTAGTAATAGTTTAGCATCAGATAGTAGTGCTTATTTTATGATGTCTACAACAATAGATACTCTTAGAATATGTAGAGAATGGTTTTTAGAAACGGGTGAAAATCCTGAACAATATATGCCCACACAAGTGTTATACGGAGATTACTTAGATGAGAGTTCAATATTATTTTATGTAGATAATCCCTGGACAACTACTATAGAAGCAATTACTAAATTTTTAGATTGGCAATTTGCAGCAATAGATGGTGTACAAATATTTAATACTCCATATCCTGCAACTTCACCATACTTCAGAGTTACTAAAGATAATGTAGATAGATTTGGAATCCAAAAAATAGTTGGAGATCCAATGTTAAATATTATATCTAATGGTTTTGTGGAAACATTACATAGATCCGATAGAGCTAGTCCGCAAAGAGATATTCAAATGATGAATGTTATTAATCTTTGGTGGATGGCATCTGAATTAGATGGAATAGACAATGTACGACGAGATAAATATATTCGTTGGGGAGATTTAATATTTGCTGGTGCAGTTGATAATGGAATAGGTTTTACGCAAAAAGCTAAAAACCAGCAAATGTATGTAATATGGGAAGCTTTAGAATATAGAAATGCAGTAAGAAATAGGAATGATTAAAATGAACTGAAGTTAGAGCACCTCCTCTTTTAATTTTAAAATCAAAAACATCGACTTGAATTTTAACTATTGAAAGAGTATAATATAATGATAAATAAGAAATTAGCACTAAAGATTAAGGTAAAACATTTGGCTGAGGAAGCCCGAATTATTAGAAAAGAAGAGCAGAAGAATCGTGGAGACACTAGAGACTGGCTTTATCTACATCGTATTAATGGTGTACGTCCTGAGTGTCGTGCTTCGCACATCGCTTACGCGTTTACAAAGGGGACTGCGCTTGAAAAGATTGAGAGATATCCGAGCCAAATCCCGTTCACAGTATGGACGAGAGTAACAAAAATGGTTAAGCTATACTCCAATAAAAGTATGCAAGAATATAAAACATGGCTTGGTAGTTCAATGGCAGAATAGTGGGATTTCAACCTCAAAGATGCGGGTTCAAGTCCCGTCGGAGCCTCCAAATTATGGGGATGTATACCCTCCGCCTGATACGCGGTAGAAAGGTTAACTGGTTCCACGTTGGTTCGACTCCATCCATCCCTACCAAATAAGGATAATTATGAGTAAAATTACAAAATACTTTTTCTTTGTATTAGCGATAGCAATAGTGTTATTTTTAGTATATGGAGGATTAAGTATATATGGATTATCAAAATTTAATTAAATCTCAGTAGCTCAATTGGCAGAGCAGCGGATTCCAAACTCGCAGGTTGAGGGTTCAAGTCCTTCCTGGGATGCCAAACAATGCCGACCCCCCGGGGAGCGAACGCGACGTGATGATCTGGGGAAAGGCTTTTTATTACAATTACACGCTCTACAGAGAGGAAGCTCAGGACAGGCGCTTAGGCTTAGGAGAGAAATCGTTTACTAAGTATATAGCCTGCAACGCAAACAGGATGAAGGGAACCAAAGCCCTAATGATTCCGGGTAGCGGCCAACAGATGAATGTGTATTAATACAGAATCCTGGCTATAAAGTAATATCACGGGTACGTAACTCAATTGGTAGAGTCATGCCTCTTAAGCAGAAAGATACAGGTTCGATGCCTGTCGTACCCACCAAATTTATAAACGATGGGCTGTTCCCATCTAGGAGAAATAAAATGAACAAAGCAGAAAAAGATAATAGATACGAAGCGTTAAACAGTGCAGTAAGACATAAAGCTAGGGGAGATACTGCTGAAGATATAGTTCAAAATGCTAAAAAGTATCTTGCATTTCTAGAAGGTGAAAAGAAAGAATAATATAGTTGTATGAAGTTTTGTTAGTAGGTGTTTTGGACGCGGGTTCGACTCCCGCCACCTCCACCACA